AGATCGTCCGTCTCAGTTACAATCTCAACTGGATGGGTTAGACGCAGAAGATCCCAACAACGCAGAGTTGATTGCAAAATTGAATAGAGAAATTGCAGAAGCAAATATCGTGGTTGAGGATGAAAATTATTCCGTACTAGAGAATGATGTTAATTACTTCTTCTTTTATCAATCTAAATTAAAAGAGTTTATTGACGAAAGGGCTTGACTTTTCTCCAAAATTATAGTATAATGAATTATGTTTAAAACGATATATGATTATAAAGATTTCGCTCAGTCAACTACGAACGAAGATGGTAGCAGAGTTTACGTTAATGCCTCTGGTGTAGCGTATCCTTCTGCTACCACCGTTCTTTCTGTATTAAGTCGAGACGGAATTGCCAAATGGCGTGCTCGTGTTGGTGCTGAAGAAGCAGATAAAATCTCTAACAAGGCATCCACCCGTGGAACCAAGATTCACTCTTTAACAGAGACATATCTCAAAAACGAAGATCTAAAAGAAGCGTATACGAGTACAAACGCATCTTTGCTTGACCTTGAGATGTTCAAGAAATTTCTACCCATTCTTGATCCCATCAGTAATATACATTGTCAAGAACTTGCTTTGTATAGCGACCATCTGCGCATGGCAGGTCGAGTTGACTGTATCGCCGAGTATAACGGTCAACGAGCAGTCATTGACTTTAAAACCTCAGGTAGACTGAAGAAGAAGGAACATATCAGTTCCTACTTTATGCAGACTGCTGCTTATGCAATTATGTATGAAGAACGCACAAGTATTCCTGTTCCTAACCTTGTAATTCTGATCGCAGTTGAAGATGAAGAACCACAGGTGTTCATTGAGAAACGTGATAACTGGGCAAAGGAATTGCTTAGAACTCGTGATTATTATGAAAATGGTTACTATTTAACTTGACTTCTGAAGAAAACTATAGTATAAATATAATATCAGTTGTTGACAAAGACTGAAAAGTTCTAAGGACTCGGGGGCAGTACCCGACGCCTCCACCATAGACACACAGATCAAGTCCTTAGCGGGATAAGATCAAAGTTTAATGATGTAAGTTTGGAAAACAGAAGTACAATGTTTTCTATAGACAGATCGGGCATTAAACACAATAAAGTCAACGACCGATACGGGCGTGTGTCTATGATGGGGGCGAACTAGGATCGACTGGAACACAATAGGAAATTCGAGACTGATTGACTGGCAAAGTGCCATAAAAAGTAAATGCAAACGATAACGTTGCCTTTGCGCTTGCTGCGTAAGCAGTAAGTCATTGGGTTTTCGGCGGTTTCCCTCGAAACAGAATAAACCGCCAACCGTTCTAATTTAGAGTTGAAACGAGACTATCAACGGTCTCAAAACCCTAAATATAATGCACCTCCAAGGAAAAGTGCCCAGTGTAGGGAGTCACTGGTTAATCCTCTCTCCAGTTTAACAATCCGAGGAATAGTAAATGCCTTCCTTTAATAAGAAGACATTGAAAATTCTTTCTTCAATTTTACTGATATTTGTAATATATTGTGTAGTTTTAAGTTATGCAAAAGAAAGAATCGAAGACACCGCAATGGCACACACTGTCGGTGGATATGAAAAAGTCCAAAGCGTAAAAAAACAACAAGAAGAAATAATCCAAAAAAACATTAAAAAAGAAAAAAGGAAGTACCTGTCAAGCAACGCAAAAGCAATAACATGCCTTGCTGATAATATTTACTACGAGGCAGGTAATGAACCAAGGAATGGTAAAATCGCGGTTGCTGGTGTAACAATGAATCGTGCACGCAATCCCAAATTCCCATCAAACGTTTGCTCTGTCGTTTATCAGAGAACAAGTAGGGTCTGTCAGTTTAGTTGGACATGTATGCGCCGACCTGCTAAAGACCCAGTATTATATGCTGAAGCAAAAGATATTGCGAAAAAAGTATTGACTTCCGAGATCAATACGCGTATAGTTGTTAATAAGGACGTTCTATTCTACCACGCAGACTATGTTAGTCCAGGGTGGAAGTTACAGAGGGTTACTAAAATCGGTAGACATATTTTTTACGCAGGATAGATTATGGTAACGGAAGTAATTCCAATAACTGATGAGTTTTTAATAACTAAGCAATTTAAGACGGCAGCAGAGTTCTCCATCTTTATTGAGAAACTTGCAAGAGACTCTAGAACACCCTGTATGGATATTCTAATAGACTATTGTGAGAAACGAAATATTGAGGTAGGCTCTGTTGCTAGTCTTATCAGCACTTCTCTCAAAGAAAAGATTAGAGTTGAAGCGCAGCAACTCAACATGTTAAAAAACGACGATGGAGTTTTGCCTCTCTGATGGACTCACTTCAAGTGTATCAATTGTATCTCTCATTGAGATTACATTTCACCAGACCTGATTTTGATATCACCAAATCCCGTAAAGGGGTAAAGGTTTCCAGAGAAGCATTCCTAAAACGTAAAGACTTGTTTGCTCTGCGTAAATTAGGAGAGACAAAACAAAAAACTGAGATAATTGATTTTCTAGTTGCCAATTTTGTTTCTGGTAATCAGTGGGGTGGTGTGTTTGATGCAGAGGCAAATGAAGTCTATGCAGAGTGGCAGATACGAATGCAGAAATTAGGATATACTTTTAAGCAAGATATTCAAACTCTATACGCAGACGGTAATCCATTCGAAGTAATTGATGGGCAACACCCCAAGGTATTAAAACTTTATCTTGGTAAAAAAATATCTCTAGAATCTATTGCTATTTTAGCAAAAATAGGTATAATAGAGAATATAGATTATAGTTCTTTATCGAATGATTTTATTTGGAATGACTTCGTGCATTTGGTAAAGAAGTATAAACCCTTTGTCAAAATAGACAAAGAGTACTACACCCGCCAACTAAAACAGGAGATTGAGATGGTGGTAAATTAACTATGGGTAAGTCTCGTAGAAACGATTATGAAGACCGTGGTTCCGACCGCATTCGACATAATGAAAAAGACGTAAATAAAATACGTAAAAGCAAAAACAACTTGTATAAATATCTTGGTAGTCGGGAAGATGATTCCGACGACGACCCTTTTTATTATGATACAACGTCAAAATAAACATATAACGCAAACATAAGGACAATACATATGTCAAATAATTCTTTTTCAGCACTCCGCAAGAATAGCGGAAATTTCGACTCGCTCATGAAGGCAGTCGAATCAATCGCAAACCCCACTACAGAAAAGCGTGGCGATGATGATCGTCTCTGGAAACCGACTGTCGATAAGGCAGGTAACGGTCAAGCAGTGCTTCGTTTCCTCCCTGCTCCTGCAGGTGAAGAACTTCCGTGGGTTCGCGTATGGGACCATGGTTTCCAAGGTCCAAGTGGTAAGTGGTATATCGAAAACTCTCTTACTACGCTAAACAAGCCTGATCCTGTTGGCGAACTGAATTCCGAACTGTGGAACTCAGGTATCGAATCGAACAAGGAAATTGCTCGTAAGCAAAAGCGTCGCCTTTCTTACATCTCGAACGTTCTTGTTGTTCGCGATCCTGCGAATCCAGAGAACGAAGGTAAGGTCTTCCTCTACAAGTTTGGCAAGAAGATTTTCGACAAGATTAAGGACGTGATGCAACCCACGTTTGAAGACGAGAAGCCTGTCAATCCGTTCGATCTTTGGGAAGGTGCTAACTTTAAGTTGCGCATTCGTCAAGTAGATGGTTATCGTAACTACGATAAGTCGGAATTCGACGGAGCAACTCCTCTTGACGAAAATGAAGATAAGTTGGAAGAGATTTGGGGTAAGACCCATTCACTTGCTGCGTTCCTGGATCCTTCTAACTTCAAGTCATATGACGAACTGAAGCAGAAGTTGAACACAGTTCTATCTGGTGTTTCCCGTGTTGCTACGGCAGAAAAGTCTAATCCACTTGATGCTGAAGACGAACTGTTCGTTGAAACTAAGATGAAGTCTGCACCAGCAGCATCCAAGGCGAGCGATGCTGTGCCATGGAAAGAAGACTCTGACGATGACACGATGAGTTACTTCTCGAGTCTCGCGGACGAATAAAACTGAAAGGGGGACTTTTTCAAGTCCCCCTTTTTTTATCCGAAAGATCTTCTATTCTGGAATCGTTGCCAACTACTGTCTTCAGTTCTGACTGTATCCATTGGTAGAGAACCACCACCATTATTCTGTTGTGGTGCAGCAGGTTGCTGAATTACGGTTGGTGGCGGGACATTAATAACTGGTGCAGTATCTTCCTTTGCACTTTCAGTCATTTCTTTTAGATTTGCTGCAGCATTATTGGATCCTGTTTCCAAATTACTCTTAGTAACTGGATTGGTCTTAATCACACCAGCACTATTCGGTGAGAATAACTCAGGACCATTTTCTCCAACCAGATAAGAACCATTAGCAGACACTGGTCCACCTTCTGCTCTTGCTCCATCAATAGGTTCGATTGTTCCCTCGGTTGAATCTTCGTTGCCTGCTCTGGAAATATCTCTTGCTGCAAGTCCAGCATCAATAGCAACCGATGCAGCAGTTCCCAATCCAGGAAGTGTAGAAGCGACACCAGACGCAACTTCACCAGCAGCACCAGCAAAGTCTCCTTGTAGTGCTCGCATCGCACCAAATCCGAGACCAGCAACTGCACCAATGATTGGAATTTTCTTCAGCAAGGATTTACCAACTGCTTTAGCACCAATTTTAGCTACTGCTTTGCCGCCAATTTTACTTGTTGCTTTGGCAATTCCTTTACCAGCAGAAGATGCCATTGCTTTCTCAGCAACTTTTCCGATGGCACCCTTTGCCGAACCGAGCATACCCATACCACTTTGGGCAACTTTACCGAGGGTGCTTCCCTTGGCGACTTCTTTTCCGACAAATCCTGATGCTTTACCAAGCATCCCTTTGCCTTTTTCGACAACTCCCGCAGCACGATCTCTAAACACTTTACCGATTCGAGACTGTTTTGCAGCACCAGCAAGAGGGTTACCATTTTTGTCAAGCAGTTGTTGTGCGCCAAGACCTCTGTTCTTAATAAGGTCAGTCGCCTTTCCACGTAATGTATTTGCACGATCAGAGATAAAGTCAGTTGCCTTACTCTTAATTGCGTTTACACGACTGGTAACTTTCTCTGCAGCACCTTCAACAAAGTTGGTTCCTTTGCTGAATACACCCTCTGCCTTTTCAGCAAAGTTGGAAAGCCCAGGAGAATATCTTTGATTCTTCAGACCCTTCAATATTCCTTCGCCGCCAGATTTAAATCCAGCATACCCAGCAGCGATTCCGCCAAGTAGAGAAGATCCTCCTTCACCCTGTGCATCTGCATCACCTTGGGTACCTGCTGGTCCCTGCCCACCATTTCCAGTTGCAGGAGTCTCTGGTGTTACTCTAGAATTTGAGGATTCTGTTCCTCCGATAACCACCTTTGGTATAGATTTTTCTTTTGCCTCTACCTTCGCAGATGCCTTTTCAGCATTTTGTTTATCAATATTTTCCGCACGTTTTTGGGCATCAGCAGATGCTTGCTCTGCTTCTACTTCTGCTACTTTGTTACGATTCATAACTTCTTTTACGTTGGAACTTGGATCCAACTGCTTTTTACCTGAAGGTGCAACTCCAGCACGTTTTTTATCGAACAACTTGTCTTTGATTTCTATGATGATGTCTTTGATTTCATTTAAGATAGATGCAACATCATTCTTATCATCGGATGCAATTCCACCCCTAGCAGACTGAATCTTTACCTTTGGTTGTTGAGATTCTTTATACTTTGTTTCAAGAGTTTTATTAATCTCTACCATCGAAACAGGTTTACCTTCTTTTCTATACGAGATATCTTTCTCGGAAGATGGTTTGATATCCTGCTGCTCTAGAATTTTTTTCTGTTCTTCGGTAAGATTAGACATCTTATCGACAGATTTGAATTCTGCTATAGACTGTTTTGTAGATTGAGAAGTAGACTGGTTTGTTTTCGTCTTACTATTAATTGCGTCAGAGAACATTTTCTTCAACTGTTCTACTTCTGAGACCTTTTCGTTAGATTGGTTTACCTCGTTGCGAATTTCTTCTCGGCGAGATTCTTGAGAGTTGAATATGCTACCAAGAACTCCGCTTTGAGGTGTCAATCCTCTTTTGAATCCACCCATGAATTCACTACCAGCGTTTTTAAATCCTTCTTTGAACCCTTTGGTTGGCGTGCCTTCTCTTCCAGGTTCTTTTGAGTTTCCAAAAAATTGTTGCTTCAATCTATTGCCGAATGTATCATCTTCTCCTTTTAGAGTCAATCCTTCCGACTTAAATCGTTCATCCAGTGTTTGATTTTGAAGATTCTTTCCAATATCACCGAATTCTTTTGGTCCATCACTCTCGCTTCTAGCAATCATTTTTGCTGCGAGATCGTTAATATCTTTTAGAGAGTTTTTAAATTCTTCGACAGTCTTGAATTGCAATTTTGTGATTGCATCCAAGGTATCTTCTAAAAGTTTCTTATCTTGTTTCTCTAAAGATCTTAGTGTGTCGTCAGTATTCTTTTCAATAGATTCAACAAAACTATTGACTAATCTTGCGGATGCTTGTATATCTGCAGGTCTGTTTTTGTTGAGATCAAGAAGTTTGCGAATTTCAGAAAACTGTTTGTCCCTGTCGCCAGATTGCATTGGTTTTGCCCCAGAACTTGAATTGTTCTTGGCGGTTTCTATTACCTTGGCAAATCTTTCCGAAGTGGACTTAGGTTCCATTAATTCTGCTGCCTTTGCTTATCTGCTTTTTCTTTTAAATGTATTGATAATAAACCAACATAAACTTCCCTTTCCCAAGGCATCATATTTTCAAGTTCACTTAATGAGTATTTATGCTCATGCATTAAAATAAAGTTGGTCTTATAATGATTCCTCAAATTATCATGAGAAAGGGTTATTCGAAAAAACTTTCTACTCCATCAAGGAAAACAACGTTGTGTGTTGAACAACTTGGGCAATCATATTCAATCTTGTGCTCGATTCTGGGCATAGAGAGGAAGAATTCTGTAATCTTCTTAAACTGATCGGAAGTTAGATTGTCAACGAATTGCTCTACATCTTTTCTTTGGAGATCTTTGGTAGTGAAAACTTCGTCGGCAGTATATACACTGTCGATACAAGAAACAACCAGATCGTATGTTGTAGAGTCACCCTTCATATCGATTGAGGTTGGATACCTCATAATAACTCCAAGACCGTTGCCAACATCAATCTTATTTGTATGACCCTCGGTAAGCGTCGGTTTGATTGTTGTTAGATCAAGTTCCGCTGCAGTCTTGTGACCACATTCACCACAAACCAAATTAAACTCAGTTACCTGACCAATAGATTCGGATCGAAGTTTAATAAAGATATTCTGAAGTTCAAAGAATGGTAGTTCGCTGCCAGTCAGTTTACCGAAACTACAAACATCTGTAATTTCTTGCATCGCATTTAGCATCTCGCTTTGGTCTTCAGATTCCGATGCCAGAATCAGTAACTTTTCTTCTTTGACCAAAAATGGTCTGAATTTAACTTTTTCTTTAGTCCCAATCATTTCAATGTAAAACGTTGGTGTTTCCATAACAGGTAACATAATATTCTCCTAATAAATATAAAAAACTAAATTAACTAGAACCACCCTCTAGAGCGTTCTGTTGCCCAAGTAATCCGCCAACAACATTTGCACCCTTTTGCACAACATTTTGATCCTGATACCAATTCCTAAATGTAAAGGTTACTGGTATTCTAACAAATTGTGTGTTGGACCATGCCAATGAAGCAGGTGCCATTGATCTTGGCCATGCTTCTTCGATAATCCACTTATTCGTTACTTCGTCTTGTTGGTTCAATGAGTATAATTCTATTTGACATATATAATCTTCATATGGAAGAACATATCTTTTTTCTGGATCTACTATTTTGCGCATCCATGTGTCAAAATATTTCTTTACTGCCCAGTTGCTGTCACACAAAAAGGTAAACGTTGCAGATTCGCCATTGTAGTCTAGAAAGGTAGCACGATTTTCAACACGGTTGTTATACTTGTATGGTTTAGATCCCATCATTAATCCAGGAAAGATTGCTTCTTCACACATAAGTGAAATATTTTGCGTATTAGCGTTCTCTGGAGAGTTTTTCGACCCAGCAAGAAACTTCGTCGCATCGTTTATGCTAAAATTCAATACTGGGATTTTGGCATCCAAAATTTTATTGACGATGGTATTTGCTACACCATTCATGCATTTCGGTGTTCCGATAATTACTTCGAATCTGTGCGATCTTGCCAAGTCCTTCGTGCCAACTTCTGCTAGGAACTCTTTGAGTCCTTGTCCTGCCATTAGTATTTACTCCTCGAGTCTCTGAATACTTCTTCTTTTGTTTTTTTCTGGAATGCTTCAAGAGGTAAAAATATGGCACTTTTCCAGTCGGCAGGATTTATCTTCATAAATCTTGATTGAACATGTGTAGTTAAATAATGCTTGATGCAAGGTTTAACTTCGCTTGCACTGCTTATGCCTTGTAACATTTGATACGACATTCTAATTTTAGTTGTAGGACTAAAGGTTTTGGAGTCTGCAAATTTTAGCAACTCACCAAGAATCTTTCCTCTAACTAAATACGGTGCATAGTGTAGATTGATACCGTAAAACCCTCCTGGTGCTGGACCAAATGGCAGCACTAACGGGAAGGCATCATAGAATGGCAACTCATTTTTCCATTTCGGATCGTAATAGTACATATACATCGAACCAATTTCGATGTTTGACTTTAGTTCTCCGATGTCAGATTGCATGACTGAGTTCGACGTTAAACTCGCGCCGACTAATTTTTGAGCATTGCGCATATACCACCAGATAGACTTTTGTCCATCTCCAGCTTTAGCACGAAGGTTTTCGAACGGATTTGCCATAATAACTATTTATTCGTTATTCCCAATTCTTTTTCAGTTAATATAAGAAATTTCCATGTTCTATCAAGACAGAACTCGGTTGCTGCTTTCCACTTTGCTTGATTCACACCCCAAGTCATTACTTCTTGAAGAAACTGTTTTGTTTTTCTTTTTGGGATTTTTGGTTCTCGTGTAAATTTAGCAGGTTTAATTTCAATTAAATAACGTTGATTATTGACTTTGATATAGAAGTCGACGAAGTATCTATGGACTCTTCCATCAACAGGGGATCTATATGGTATCGCAAGTTCTTCTGATCCCCACTCGGAAACACTATCATTTGCATCACACCACTTCATAAACTTCAATTCATAACTTGAACGGAAAATGATGTTGGTCGGATCCCCAATATACTTATTGGGTTTTTGAATATTGTATCTACCTTTTAAGGAATCTCTTGAATAAACCATATAAATATAAGAAAATAACCAATCTAAGGGATATTTATAAGTGGCAGATAAAGAAGAATTTACTGACAAAGATCCAAGAGCGGGATTTGTTAATGGCACTGCTGGAGTTCAAGGTGCGATACGGTATCCACTTGATTTGGAAGATCAGTCCCCACATTATATTATCTTCTATCCACTAGTAAGAGAAGATTCGCGTCTCGGTAAATCCTTTAAAAATGCAGGTGCTGCCGTTTTTGATAAGAGTGCAGAAAATGTTACTGATCCAAAACTCGCTACAAAAGTGGCGGCTGCTCAGGGTGCAGGTATTGGCGCTGGTCTTGGTATCGCTGAACAGTTGGCTAAGGGTGGAGGTAAAAATGCAGGTGGGGTATCTTTACTTTCTAGACTTGGTAGTGTAGCTGCCAAAACCTTTGGGGGAGGGGTTGCGGGTGTCGTAGCTAACGCAGTGGCAGGCGGAAGTCAGGAACTATATCGAGGTGCTGGTGCGATTGCTCTTCAGATGCCTGAAAATAAAATGTCTTCTGGATATAAAGCAACGTGGGAAGCAGAAAGTATGGGTACGCTGCTCGGTGCGATCGGATCTGGTAATAGATCTTTATTGGGTGCGGCGAATCCATTAAGTCCAGATAATATGAAACTGGCACTACGTTCTGGTGGTAAACTTGCAAAAGTTTTAGGCGGTAATGTGACTGATGTCAATAGAGTATTAGAAAATAATACTAAGAGTGTGCCGAATCCATATAAAGAACAATTTTTCAGATCAATGTCGAATAGAACATTCATGTTTGAATACAATTTCGCTCCGAGAAGTTTAAAAGAAGCAGAGGCAGTTTTTAGTCGTAAAACTGGGGCGGCGGGAGATGGTATGGGAATCATTCAAAAGTTCGCATATCATATGCACCCAGAACTCAAAGACTCGGGATACTTCTTTAACTATCCATCTGAATTTTCTATCGTTTATTATAATGCAGGAAAAGAAAATACATATGTTCGTAAAATTTCGACGTGTGTTCTTACTAATATGACAGTAGACTATGGTAGCGACACTGGATTTACATCGTTCGAAGAAGGTATGCCGACACATGCTACTATGCGATTAGAATTTTTAGAACTAGAACTTATGACCGCACAAAGAGTTTATCAAGGATTTTAAAATGTATTTTAGACAATTTCCAGTATTACGAGGAAAGTTCGATGGTACCTATAAGGGTGTCACGGATATTTTCTTGCGAGTCGCACCACAAAATCCTATTAAAAAAATAGAATTTTTAGAAACAACTTATGTTCGAGATGGAGAAACTCCAGAATTACTAGCATATAAAATGTATGATAGAGAAGATTATCATTGGATTTTAATATTGATCAATAATATCGTCGATGTTCGCGAAGAATGGCCGAGAAAAGAAAGAGATCTTTATTCTTATTGCCTAGAAAAGTATGGTGAGAATAATATCTATCAGGCAGTGCATCACTACAGAACGACAGATAAACTAGTATTGCAGGGTGTACCAAAGGGAATTATTGTTGATTACGATGGAGCAAAGATTTCATCTGGTGAACATGAACCAGTTTCAAACTGGGATTATGAATTCGAATTAAACGAAGACAAACGAGAAATTAAGTATATCCCTAAGAATTTACTTGGCAAATTTGTTTCGGAATTCCAACGAATAATTAGAGCATAATATGGCAGTAGATTCTAATTCAAAATCATTATCAAATCCTGGTGACGTAACATTTAAGACTGTTGAAATTCAAAGTGTCAACGGTGACATTCTTGACATCAAAAATTTTGTCGTCGAACTAAACATCTATGAGGATATATTCTCAAACGCACTACAAGGTGTGTTGATGGTTGTAGATTCGAAAGAACTTATATCTGGGTTGCCTCTAGTCGGCGACGAACTGTTGAATATTTGGATACAAACTCCAACCTTTGGTGATGGATACGGCGACAGTATCAAAAAAACTTTCTCAATTTATTCTATTAAGAATAGAATGCTTAATGCTGACCGTGAGCAAATGTACTCATTATATTTTTGTTCTATGGAAGCAGTCAGCGATAATATCACACAAGTCAGTAAAAAGTATGAGGGTACTACAGACGAAATTGCAGACAAACTGTATACGGAGTTTTTAAAACAAAAACGCTGTTTCGGCGGTATCGATAATAAAGACGAAACCCCAATGATTATCGCAGATACTCCACATGAAGGTAAGATTGCTTTCGTAGCAAATATGTGGTCTCCATTTCGCTGTCTCAATTATGTTGCGCAGAGATCTATCGGAGCAAAACAAAAAGCGCCAAGTTTCTTATTCTATGAAACCAAAACAGGATTTTACTTCACTTCTATTGACAATTTAATCAAGAATCAGTTAGATGACAGTTCTGTATATGCAGAATATGTGTATTTACCGAAACCTGTTGATCCTACAATCGAGTTGGAAGATAAAGAAACAATACATACGGTGAAACCTGGATTAGACAAAGCATTTAGTACTGTATCAGATATTCGTTTCAGTGAACAGGTTGATATTCTGAAGTCACAAGACAATGGAAGATTTGCCAGCACTACCACAGTTTTTGATATTATGATCAAACAAGCAACGAATGCCCCGCACGATTATTCATATTCATATCCTGATATTGTTCATATGGAAAATTACAGAATTGAAAATGGTAAGGCAACATTTGATGAAGGAGCAAAGGATAATATGACATATCCTGCGAACGTAACTCGTTCAGCATTGTCTAAGCGTTTCTTCCGTCCCGTGCACAGAAAAGTTCTTACTACGAGCGACGACGATTTACTAGACTATTCACCAGATCTATGGTTGGGCATGCGCCAAAGCGTTCTTGAAGATATTTCTGGATTGCGAATGCACATCACGGTTCCTGGAAGAACGGATGCTGAGGTTGGTAAGATTATCAATTTCAAATATCCTAAAGTTGGAGATGGCGCAGATAAATCAGATCCAAAGAACCAATGGGATCCGTTCCTTTCTGGTGTTTGGATGATCACTGCTATTCACCATAAAATTACTCCAGTCGCGCACAATATGATTTTGGAAATTGCCAAGGATTCGTTCCATACAGCGTTCCAAGAAATTGATCGTGCACCACCACCGAATCCTCCTCCTCCTGCTGCTGCGGATGATCCCGAAAATTCTGGTGAACAATCTGGTGAACAAGCACAACAACAAAACGGTGCAACCCCAGCGTCTTCTGGACCAGTAAATAAACAAGGGTGGGTTCACCCAACTGGTGGCATAGGACGAATTACCAGTGCTTATGGTGACACTAGTCGACCGAAAGGAGGTTCGAACCCGCATTTGGGTATGGATATTGGAAGGCAACTTTCTCCTGCAAAGGAGATTAATGGACAAGTTGTTTATTCTGTCTTAGACGGTGTAGTTCTCTTGGCAGGATGGCAATCATCAGATCACAAGTCGGGTGGCGGGGTTCGTGTGCTCATCCAGCATAAAGACAGAAATCTGACATCCTTTTATGGACATTTAAAGGAAGGTTCTTTGATGGTTAAGGTCGGAGATAAGGTAAAGGCTGGACAACCAATTGGGCGTGTCAATAACTCTGGATCCTCTACAGCTGCCCACTTACACTTTCAGTTGCATAAAGGACTTAATGGTGCTGGTCAAAAAATTGACCCGCTTCCTTATCTGGCTCCATGGAAGGGGCGGTAATGACAGATAATTTCTTTTCAAAATGGTGGCAGTAATGACAGATAATTTCTTTTCAAATAATGATTCAAACTTCTATTGGTTCTTCGGATGTGTCGAGGATCGTGATGATCCGATGCGTATTGGTCGAGTAAAACTGCGAATTCTCGGTTATCATACTGATGATAAAGAGCAGTTACCAACTGATGATCTTCCATGGGCGATGCCAATTATGCCAGCAAACAGTGCCAGTACTTCTGGTATTGGTTGGTCGCCGACTGGTCCAGTAGAAGGTACGTGGGTGTGGGGATTCTTTATGGATGGTGCAGAAGGGCAACAACCTGCATTCGTTGGAACAATTAACGCTGTTCCTGAGAGTAACGGTAGTGGCGGTGGTAGTGGAGATGGATCTGGGAACTCACCTACCTCTGGTGGTAGTGGAGGCGCAGGTGATGGTGGTAAAGTGGATCCTGCTGAATTGGCAAAACTCAGCAATTGTGATTGTACCACGTTAGCAAAATCCCAGATGGCGAGGGGTAATAAAGCAAATATGCAAGTAATCATCAAGGCAGGGCAAAGCGCAGGGTATCCACCTAAAGCGATTGCAGGATTGCTTGCTATAGCAGGAGTTGAATGCGGATTTGTTCCTGTAAACGAGGATACTCGATATACAAATGTATCTGTTTTGAAAAAAGAATTTAGTAATGTATATAACCATCCAAATCCAGATGCATTTGCACGTGCTATAGTTGCTGGTGGAAGTGTCGCTTGTGCAAATGCTATTTACGGTGGACGTGGAGGTAATGCAAAAACCATTCCTAATACGGGCAGTTTGGTTTCTACCGACAAAAACCAAGATGGATACAAATATCGCGGAAGAGGATTTAACCAATTAACATTCAAGAGTAATTATGCCGCCTTGGGTAAAGCAATTGGTATGGGTAATCAATTGGTAGCAAATCCTGATCTGGTAAATACTATTGAAGTTGCAGCAAAGGTTCTAACTCAATTTTACTTCACGGCAGGACTGAAGAAATCACAATTAAATGACGATAACATTGGTGGTAGATTGATTAAATTGACAGGTAATGATATGAAAGGTGGTAAAGGTCCAACGAGTCATGAACAGAAAGCTGCATTATATAAGTGCTTTATGGAAAACTATACTAAGAACGGGAATTTTATCTAATGTTGGATGTTCTGCGCGATCAAGACTTATCTAAAATTCTAGATAATACCAAAATAAGTAAGGTTCTCTCTGAGATAGAAGTCAAGCAATTGATGGGATCCATCGCACAAGATGTGGGTGGTGGTGCACATTCTACGATTTCAGACAGCGGTAAGGTTGGAGCATACGGGTTTAATCTTGAAGCACTACAAACAGTTGGTGCAGTGGCACCTAATGCTGTCGAAAAAACATTAGAGAATATCAAAAAGAATATTCCTGGTATTTCAATACTGACAAAGAAAACTTGGGTTAGAGCACAGGCATCTGATCCTCTAGCGAAGTTTGGTCTTGGTGGATTGATTGGTAAAAATCTCGGTAAAAACTTTGCGCTTGATGCTCTTAATAAATTGGGACTTCCGATTCCAACGAATATTGGTAACGTTGGTAATAATCTAAACTTTGCTGCTCTCGCTGATCCAAAAATTTGGACTGCAAAACTAGGCACCGCTGCAGAAACTGCAAATAAGGTTGTTAATGCGGCAAATGGTTCTGTTGGGTCCGCAGTTTCTTCAGTTAAAAATACTCTTTCTAAAGAAGTGTCTGGTCTTACAACTAAACTTGCAGTAGTAGGAACACCAACAAAATCGAATGAAGTATTAAGCACTACAAATAAAATGGTTAAGACCATAACAAAAACACTTACTTCGTCTGCAGTAAAATCTGCGACCGAATTAATTACCAATTCAGTTAAACTTCCATCCGCGACTAAGGGTGCATTTGAATTGGTTTCCAAACAGATTGATACAAAAACATCTGCGGTTAATGAGGCAATTGATGTTTCTTTTGATCCATTCAGAATAGTACCTTCTATTGAAAACCTAACAACTGCAGTGTCTGCAGTTACCTCGTTGGTTAATACACACGAAACAGAAATCACAGAAATTATTGATGATGCTCACATCGGACAGATTACTAATCTTGGTGGTGGTGGAAGTGGATTTCTAAACGATCCATTCGCGCAAAACAACGCAATGGTTTCTCTGCTCGATAGAAATATTAAATCTCTTCTATCTTCAAAGGCGATTTCATTAGACTCTCCCAAAGATGTTATCTTAGGAATGTTGTCAGTTGCTAATGGTCAGGGAATTGACACCGCGATTAAGTTTGCTAATGGATTGATTAAGACAAGTTCTAATGGGAAAACCTCCAACGACTTCTTTGGTGTTGGGTTTTCTGCAAATAAATTATTTGACGAACTCTTGGCAATAAGACCTGGATCCCCAACAATCTCTGCACCAAATCCTGCAACACTTGCTCAGGCAAAACCAACTGTTGCCAACCAACCGACAAACGAAGGACTGCGAGATAGCAATCCTCGTATTGGATATAAAGATCCAAATAACGTTTATCCCAAGAAGGAATATCTCGAAGCAGGTAATGGTGACGTTAATGCGCTTGCTGTTGGAAAAAATCCAGGAGAAACTAAAGCACTACCACAGGATCAAACGATTCATGGTCAACATGATGCGCAGAGAACCACGTCGAAACCTATTGCGGGTAGAACAGGAGAATCTGTTTCTCAACCGAAGTCTGCCTTTGCTGCTGAGTATCCATACAACCATACATACCAGAGTGAATCTGGACACACTATGGAATTCGATGATACTCCAAATGCAGAACGTGTTTCGTTAAACCACAAATCAGGGTCATTCCTAGAAATGCGCCCAGATGGTTCACAGGTAAATAAAATTATCGGTGACGGTTATACAGTTATCGATCGCAATGGTGTTATTACCATCGAGGGTAAGGCAAATGTTCACGTTGGTGGTAGTTGTAATATTTACGTAGCAAACAACTGTAATCTTACAGTTGGGGGTAATACAAATATTGACACACACGGAAACGTCGACTGGAAAGTCGGTGGCAACATGAACCTTGCGGTCAAAGGAACTTTCGCCACTCGCGTCGATGGCGATTATTCTATGGATGTGAGCGGTGATATTGATTCAGCAACTTCTAAATCATATAGACTTGGTTCTGCAACAAGCGTTGACATCCTCTCAAATGGTAAAATCAATATCGATGCGTCCTCTGATATTAACATTAAGTCTGACGCGAAGGCGAACGTCTTTGGCGCAGAGACAAACATCAAGGCATCTGGTAAGACAAATATCCAAGCAGGTTCTACTATGAACGTCAAGGGTGGTGGTGCTACCAATGTTGATGGTGCAATCATCACAGTAAATCCTGGAAGCGCAGGTTCAGCAGTAACAGCATCAGATGGGACTCCTCCTGATATTACTATTGTCGCAGATCCAGTGTCACCGATGAATCCGAGCGAACCAGAATTTGTTGGTGGTAATGGTGGTGTTTCTCCAGAAGAAGCAAAGGGTATGGATTATGATGGCGAAGATGGCATTGCAGATAGAAACGCTGCTGGTATTGAAGATAGTGCGACTCCAGGAGAAGAAGGATCTAGTAATTTAGTAAGTGGAAGGGTTGCACCTACTGCATGTAATGTAACCAAGTCTGGAGTAAAACTTCCAGATATTAACATCTCAAATGGTATTAACTATGGAATGAAAATCTCTGATAAGTTTACTCTGAAAGACGTTATGGTAAAGGGTAAACTACGAAATTATGGTGGATTCAGTAAAGCAGACATGATTGCAAACATGCGCTGCTTGGCAGTAAACTGCTTGGATCCAATCAAAACTAAGTTCCCTGGAATGTATTTCACGTCAGGATTTAGAGATTATATTCCATCTGGTGGTTCTACGACCTCGCAGCACATGCTCGGGCAGGCAGTGGATATGAAATTCAATGGAATGACAAAGGGTCAATACCACGATGTAATCGTCCCGTGGATTGTCAAGAACGTTCCATATGACCAACTTCTTCTTGAGTATCTACCATCTGGCGGACATTGGATTCATATCTCGTTTAAAGAAAAAGGCAACAGATATCTGCACTTTACCATGTATAATCATAAACGTGTTTCGGCACCTGGAACTTTCAAAAAATACTAAAAAGGCATATAAATAAGTATTATGAAGACAGTCAGAATATACAAAGATTTAGATCTTTCCTTTACTCCGCATCCTGGAACGGGTGATGTGGGGATGAAGTTTGACATCAATTCAGTAAAGCAATCGCTTAGAATATTGTTGTTAACTTCCAACGGAGAAAGACCGTTTAACTATATTCTTGGTTCTCCGATTTATAAGATGTTGTTTGAACCTATGGATCTTATCACTGCGAATATGTTAGAATCGCAAATAACACTTCTAATCAAACAGTTTGAACCTAGATGCAATCTTCAAATGGTTGAAGTGTCACCAAATTTCGACCTTAATCAGTATGATATAAACATCAGATTCTATGTAGTTGGTACTCCTGGTCCAATTACCTATTCAACATTCTTAAAGAGAGCTCGCTAAATGGCAGAACTTAGAGTAACAGAACTTGATTTTATGGGAATCAAGCAAAACCTGAAAGAATATCTTGCTTCTCAGGATCAATTTTCAGACTATAATTTCGAGGGATCTGCTATGTCAGTTCTTCTCGATGTTCTTGCGTATAATACGCATTACAATGCTACACTTGCGCACCTTCTTGCGAATGAAATGTTTCTTGATAGTGCACTGAAGAGATCTTCTGTTGTGTCGATTGCAAAGTCAATGGGGTATTTGCCGAATTCTCAGCATAGTGCAAGAGCAGTAGTTGATCTTGAAATAACTGCTGTTGCAAATTATGGTCCAGAATCTCTTACTTTATCTAAGAATACTTCCTTTACGGCGACAGGAATTCCTACAGATTTATCTCCATCTGGTATATACTCATTTAGACCAGACGATGATTATACTGTTAATGTATATGATCAAATAGGAACAAGCAAAACATTTCTATTTAGTGATGTCAAACTAATTGAGGGCAACAGAGTTTCAAACCAATTTCTTGTAGATACAACCAATCTCTCTGGTCCATTTACCATTCCAAATAAGAATGTTGATATTACGACAGTCAAGGTTTCTGTTCAAAATGATGAAACTACTACCGCATTTAATTATTCAGACACGTACCTTAACATCGAAAACAACAGTAGTGTTTTTTGGATCGAACTAGACTATGATGGTTTATACCAAGTTGTATTTGGTGATAATATTCTTGGTAAACAATTAGAATATGGTAACATCGTTACTGTAGAATATTTTGTTGGTTCTGCTGATGGTGCAAATAATCTCTCGAATTTTTCAATGCCTACTACTCTTACTGGATCAACAGAAACTAAAACAATAACAACGATTGCACGTGCTTCTGGTGGAGCACAAGCAGAGAGCATCGATAGTATTAAATTTCATGCTCCTAAATTCAATACAACGAGAGATCGAGCAGTAACTGCTGATGACTATGCAACCCTAATCAAAAGAAGTTTTCCTGGGATTAATTCTATTTCTGTGTGGGGAGGAGAGTTAAATGACCCTCCCATTTATGGTAGAGTATTTATCTGCCTAGATCCAGTTGCAGGAACTGTTATTACAGACAATGATAAAGACATAATTTTAAGAGATATTATTGAACCAAAAAGTGTAGTTTCGATTCAAGCGATCTTTATTGATCCGGAATATACATTTATCAGTGTTGATTCGACAATTAAATATGATCAGAAGCAATCTTTAGAAACTTCAACCGAACTTGCTGGGCGAATAAGAACAAAAATCGAAGACCACTTTGACCTTAATTTGAATAAACTCGGTAAAGATTTTTACTTTTCAAAATTGAGCGCAGATATTATGGATACTTCTAATTCGATTATTACGAATAAGATTGATCTAACTTTACATAAACGGTTTACAGGTGTTGTAACAGATCAAAATTCATTTAAACTGAATCCTACCTTTGGACACCCTGTACTACCAAACAGTTTACGTTCAACATATTTTAACACATTCTTAAATGGTGCATATTATGATGCATATATGGTAGACGTTCCTGATCAATCTCCACCCGATCCAACAGGATCTGGAACAATTTACCTAAAAGAAATTGGGACTGATACAGTTCTGTCTTCTAGTTTTGGGACAATAGATTATATTAATGGCAAAATACTTGTGCCAAAAGTGTTTTTTATCTCTCTATTAGGTGGTGCAGATGCATTCAGAATATACGTCAAACCACAAAATGTTACATCTGATATTACTACAAAGATTATAACAAGCAGCATTCCAGTTGATAATTATAATGGAGCAGTTATCCCCCTTCCTTCCAGAAACTCTTTGTTAAAATTGGATGTAGATAGTGCTGCGAATGTCGCCGCGAATATTACTCCAGGTCTCCAGGTAACGGTTACAACATAATGAGTTTAATACCATCATACGAGAAAGTTGTTACTGGGTTTACTATAAACTCGGGTGGGAGCAACTATGCCTCACCAACTATTGATATTGATGGTGGCGGTGGTATTGGCGCAACTGCAGAAGCAACTGTTGTTGGTGGTAAAATTACTGCGATAACTATTACCAATCAGGGATCTGGTTACTCCACTCCACCTGTAGTTACTGTTGTGGGTGGAGGTGGAACGGGCGCAGACATTGATGCGATTATTGGCGATCTTCCATATAAGAATAAATTAGAATTTCTTATTCAGGAACAACTTCCTGAATTTGTTCAGAATGAATATGCAGGATTTGTAACTTTTCTAGAAGGTTATTATCGTTTCCTTGATCAATCTGGAGAAGTAAATAATTTTCTATTAAATGCCAGAGATTATTCTGACATTGATACAACACTAGAAGTATTCATTGATCAGTTTAGAAAACAATACGCAGTAGACATTCCGAAGAATGTCCTTGTTAATCAGCGCAGACTTGTAAAATTAATTAGTGATTTTTATGAATCTAAGGGTGCAGAAAATTCTATCGAACTTCTGTTCAAGATTCTTTATGATGAGACGGTGGAATTCTTTTATCCTTCGACGCACATCTTAAAAGCATCTGATGGTGTTTGGATCGAAGACGTTGTAATTAGAATTCTTGGTGCAGATGGAGTTGATCCATTCACACTTTATGGTAAGATTTGTAATTTAGTTTATTACGAAAATACTGGTGTTCAGATTTTCCCGAAAACAATCAAAACAACGGTAACGAACGTAAAGAAACTGGCGTATACTTCACCAGCAATTTACGAATTGAACGTATCACTACCTAAAAATTCTCCACTTAAAGTTCCAGGTGCTGGTGCAGTTGCCACTTTGAACATAACTGATGGATCTGTCACAAGCGTAACTGTTGATACTGGTGGTTCAGGATATTATGCAGCACCATCAATTACTCTAGAGAATACAGAAGGACTTGGTGCAGTTCTTCGTGCGAATATTGTTGATGGTTCTGTTGATACAATAACAGTTGTTCAGGGTGGATCTGGATATGTAGAGAACGAAGAAGATATTCAAGTAGTTTTTTCTACGGATTCCGTTAGAACTAAAATTTTTCTCTCGACAAATTCTACAACAGTCTACGGTTATGTTATCCGTCAATTATCTACAGTAACCGTTGTTTCCTGTGAAGGCGAAGGTGTTGACGGAGACTGTGGTTTTAGAGTCGGACAAATCTATCAGATCGACGAACAAAGTACGGTCGGATCATATGTAATCGATCCGCCGATGTCTTCGGTTTCAGGAGGATTGATTAGTACTATTGCTACTAATCCTACTGATTATGGAACATACGATGCTGGTAGATTTAACGATGGAGTGAACGAAACATTTTTCGATCCATCATATACACTCGTCGGACGAGATAACAGAGCTTCTATTAGAATTTCCGGAATTGATGCGGGTGGTTGTGTTGATTCTGTTACCATATTCAATACTGGTTTCGATTTCGAACAAGAAGAATTCGAGGCAACTATTACATCTCCGAATGGATGTGAAGCAGTTCTTGCCTTTACTACTGGTGCCATTCTTATAAAGACAGGAAGATTTAAAGATTCTCGTGGTATGTTGTCTAACATCAACAAACTACAGGACAACTATTATTATCAGAACTACTCATATGTAATTAAATCTGGCGTAACCTCGGGTACATGGTTGCCTATTATTAATAAAACGGTGCACCCTGCTGGTATGGCAGTGTTTGGTGAATTGAATATCACCCAGACAATCGATATGGTTGATTACATTGGTGTTCTCGAAATTCTGGTTCTTAATGAATTGTTTATTGATGTAGTAGTGCTTAACGATACGACTAGATCTGTTCACTTCTATAAAGTTCTCACCGATGCTGTTACCAAATCTGATGTTACAACCTCTCACGTATATAAGGTTCTAAGTGATACTGTAACTCTGTCTGATGCGACAGAACTATTATTTGATGTTGGTATCTATAATCCCGCAGATGATACTACCTCTACAGTCGATTCGTTCGATCGTGTTGTGCAATATGTCAGAGTGTTTAATGATGCGTTCTATACCTCAGAAACCACAGCGGTTGACTTCGGCAAAACTCTTGTAGAAGATCCAGTTTGGGTTACCAGAGATTTTTGGGCGGAAATAGACTATAGTGGAACGGAATTTGCATGGAACCCAGAAGAAACGATTGAAGTTGATTTCGCAAAGGTTCTTGCTGATGCAGCAACGGCGTCTGAAGCAAATGTATTTGCAGTTTCGAAAGTAATAACACCTTCTTATGTTACTCCGTTTGATAACGCCAGCGCACTTTATGGCACCACCTTTGATATAACTAGCGGTGGTGGTGCTTATACTATGACTATTAGTATCAATAGTGAAGGTGTTATTACTATTGTTTCTGGGTTTGGAATGCCATTTGGTTATTATGTTTCCGTCGGAGGAACTACATTTGAACATATAGCAGGTGAAGATGCTGTTATTGCAACCGACTCGTTTGGTAGAACTGTAGAGTATTATAGAACGTTTACAGAATCCGTGATAACTAATGAATATGCTAATGCTGGGATCGAAAAACCCCAAGCAGAAGTGGTGACATCGGCGGAAACTTCGACCAATCATCTATATAAATATTTAAATGATTCTGTAACATCAACTGATCTAGTCGGTGTAATTCCATATCTGGTTAAAACTGATAACGCAGGTGCTACTGAATTATTAATCGTCGCAAATGATGCCGAAACAATAGAATCTATTGCTGCTACTGAACAATCGCTTATAAATATACTCAAAGGACTATTCGAAACAGTAACTGTTACCGAAAGTGGTATTGTAAACATACAAGATTATGTTGAAGGTGCATTCGGTTCGGACTTTGTGGGTCAAGCAACTTATTTTTAACTAAGAAGAAGGTAAACTCAAATGAATCTTAAAGAAAACGTAAAAGGTACTAAGGGCGAACTAAACATCGTTCTTCGCGATGCAACAGGGAATGTTACACAAGAAGTAACTGTTCCCAACCTTGTTGTTGACACTGGTCTTGCATATATTGCTTCACGCATGAAAGATACCACTCTTTCTGCAATGTCGCACATGGGCGTTGGTGCTGGTACAACAGACCCAGCAGCAGGTAATACTGCTCTGGAAAGTGCGCTTGGTGCACGTGAAGCTCTGACTTCAACAACTGTTACTGCTAACGCAATTGAATATGTTGCAACTTTTGGTGCAGGTTCAGGCACTGGCGCTGTTACTGAAGCAGGTATCTTCAATGCCTTGACTTCTGGAACAATGCTTTGCCGCACAGAATTTGCTGTCATCAACAAGGGTGCGTCAGACAGCATGACAATCACTTGGACGGTTACAGTATCGTAATATAACATGCCACTTCTTCTAAGATCGCAGGGAAGACAAGAAATAGCAAGAAGCGTTTATCGTGACATCTATAACGAGAACGACTACTACTATTTCTTTGTCTCCCGAACTCAAGAATGGGCGGACGAGGAGGATCCAGAGCAACCAATTGACTCTGTATCATACTCAAACACGTCCCACAGAAACATGTTGTTTGTCAAAAGAATTCAGGCAAATGATGCGGTCTTAATGGCACCCAGACATAATTGGGCGCTAGGTACAGTATACGATCAATATGATGATGCGTATGGCGAAACAGATGCTAATGATGATTTAATCACGCCATACTCTGCGGGGTCTACAACACTAAACACTGCCGTGTTTTATGTTGTCACCGATGAATATAACGTATACAAATGTATTAGCAATGGCGGAGATTCTGAAAGTACAGTAAAACCAACAGGAACAGATACTAATACATTTGAAACATCAGACGGGTATATTTGGAAGTTTATGTTCAGAGTTGAGGCAGGTGACGTTACCAAGTTTTTGACTACAACACATATTCCTGTCCGTAAAATGGCAGGTCTTGGTGAACCTCAGTTTGATGTAAATGGTTTTATAGACAATATTTCTGTCACTTCTGGTGGATCTGGTTATTCAACGGCACCGTATGTTGTAATCCAAGGCGATGGTAAAACTGCTCCTACTGTATCTATCGATAGTACAACTGGTCAAGATGCCGCTGCGTTCTCTATTTGCTCAACCGCTGGCGATCCTCCTGTAGATATTGTTTCTTCAATTATCGTAACAAATGGCGGATCGGGTTATAGATCTCAAGTTTCTAAAACTTTTAATGGATCTTCTTCTGCTGCAGTTTCAGTTTCAAATAATACGATTTCTATCACTTCTCACGGGTTTACTGATTTAGATCTGGTGACATATTCAAATGGTGGTGGAACTTCTATTGGTGGTCTTTCGAATGATAGACCATATTATGTGATTTATATTGGCGCGAATACAATTAAACTCGCCACATCATATGAAAATGCTGATAATGCTGTTGCCATCGATCTAACTTCTCTTGGTACTGGCAGTTCACATACACTTACATTCGAAGGAACTACGGTATCCCTTTTGGGTGGTGCGGGTTCTGGTGCCACTGCTACACCAGTTATCTCTAGTGGTGTAATTACAGGAATCACAGTAACCGATGGTGGAACTGGATATGCTGGTGCTAGAGCGACTGCTGTCTTGGGAGAAGGTGCATCTGCTTCCGAGGTAGACTCAGTTACAATAAACGAACCTGGATCTGGATTCTCGTTTGCGAATGTTAGTTTTATTCCTGTTCCTGGCACGATAACTGCTACTGTTGCAACAAGCGGGACTGGTGGTCAGTTTACTTGCGGCAACTCAACTCTAACAGTTGGCAGCCACATTTTAATTACTGGTACACGTGCAGGTACAGGCACTATTACTGGGTACACATCAGGAACCACATATAAAGTTTCTGCTGTAACTGGTACATCACCAAACGTTACTGGATTTACCCTTCAAACTTCTGCGGGTGCTGCAATCGTAACTACTGCTGGTACTCTAACTGGTCTAACATATACAAAAGTAATCAATGAAACTGCAACAGCATCTGCAGTTCTTGGATTTACTGAAGGTGGAACTCCACAAGAAAACGTAGAAGCAGCGGCGACTCCTGGAACCATCGATAGAATCGTTATTCTTTCTGGTGGTAACAGTTATATTTCAGGTGATGCCTCGATCTCTATTATTGGTGATGGTCAAGATGCAGAAGCAACACTGACATTAAATGATGGCGTCGTTACTGATGTCACCATAACAAATCCAGGATCTGGTTATAGTTTTGCAGAAATCTCTGTTGTTAATGCGGCAGAAGGATCTCCAGGTAATGGCGCCACTTTCCGAGCTGTTGTTTCACCGTATGGTGGACATGGTTCCAATCCACAGAAAGAGTTGTTTGCTAAGAGTCTATCATTGACGGTTTCTCTCGCGAACGAAACCTCTGATACTTTCTTGAATAACGATTTCCGCCAATTGGGTATTATTAAGAATCCTAGAATTTTTGGTTCTTCTGATAACTTTACTTCAAATACTGGTAATTGTTGCTATGTTATCGCAATAAATAGTCCTGAATTAGTAGATTATGATGATGTTATTACGAGTGATGATGGGGGTAGATTTATTGTTGTTCAAAAAGAAGATAGCAATAATAATGGTGTTGTGGATAGAATCCACTTGTTACCTATTATACCGAAAATTTCTGGTACTAGCATTTTGACTAATTTGACTCAAGAACTATCATTAGGATCTCCTGTTGCGGACACCTTCAATATTGGCACAGTGGTATCTCCTATTTTAGTTGCTGTTCTGGAACCAGAAGTCGACAATAGAACTGGCGAAATCATATATCTAGATAACAGAATTAAAATCATTAGAACATCTGATCAAGTTGAAAAAATCAGAGCGTTGATCAATTTTTAAAAGAAGTAGGAAAATATGGCACTCGACTTAAATTTATCTCCGTATTATGACGACTTCAATGAATCTAAAAAGTTTCATAGAATTCTCTTCAAACCAGGATATGCTGTTCAGGCACGCGAACTTACGCAACTACAGTCTATCCTGCAAAATCAGGTTAATAAGTTTGGTGATCATATTTTCAAGAATGGCGCGATCGTTTCGGGTTGCGACGTTCAGATTGATAATGAATTATCATATGTAAAGATTGATGCAAACGCTGCGGGAAATGCGTCACTTCCATCGTATATCGGTGCTACAGTTGAGGGTAGTAACGGTCTTAAAGCGGTAATCGTAGATGCAGTCGATGCAACAGCATCTGATCCAGGAACTCTTTACCTAAGATATACCAGTGGTGATGGTAGCACAAATACCGTTCACTTCATTGGAACAGAAACTCTTACAGTTGTGTCAGATAATGTATCTTATGATGGGGATGAATTTACTGTTCAAGCACTTGAAGTTGACACCGAAGTATTGACAAATAACTATTGGGGTCGTGCTACTCGTATGACTCTTGGTGACGGTATTCTTTATATCGACGGTAAGTTTGTTCTCCATACTTCTCAGACAATCTATCTTTCAAAGTATACACACAATCCATCAGGTAGTGTGTGTGTTGCAGCAGACGAACAAAATATAGACTCTGGTGATGATGAAACTCTGCTTGATCCAGCACAGGGCACATATAATTTTACTGCTCCTGGTGCAGATAGATACTATGTCTCAACTTTGTTGAAGTTCTTTGCAGCTGGTACTGTAATCGATGACGGATATTATGAGGTTGCTACTGTCGTTCTTGGTGGACTCAATAGAACACATACTTCTGACATCTATGCTAAACTCGGCGACAATCTAGCACGTAGAACATATGACGAGTCGGGTAACTATACAGTAAAGTCATTCCCTGTTCTGGTTCGTGAACACCTTGATGACACTACAAACAATGGACTCTATACTGAGGAACTTGGTGGTAGTACTGATCTGCTTGCTGTCGGTTTAGAGGCAGGCAAGGCATATGTTCGCGGTTATGAGTATGAAACTCGCCAGACAGAATATGCCTTTACTGAAAAAGGTATCGACACTGTAAAGAAATATAGCGTTCCTATTAGTTCTGCCTATGGTAACTATGTTGTTGTGACAGACTATAAGGGTGTTCTGCCACTAGATGGTTCTAAGATTTCTCTGCGTGATGCAGCGCAAAACGGTGTTTCTGGTTCACAGACAGCAGCACAAGGTAGCGAAATCGGTAGCGCACGTGTTCGTCACATCGAGTATGTGAGTGGAACTGTTGGATCTGCTGCAGCAGTTTATAACATCTATGTCTATGATGTTCAAATGACAACAGGCAACTTCGCTGATGTTGATGGTTTATATTACTCAACTAGCGGAACCAAGGATGGTTATGCCGACGTTGTAGAATCTGTATTGAAGTCGGCACAATACAATAAACTTCTCTATAGAATGCCATCGCGTGCTACTAAAACAATCAGACCTGCTCCTTCTGGTAACTACGAAACATCTCTATATTATACTAAAGTGTATACGGGTGTTTCTATTACTTCAGGCGCTGGTAGTATTACTCTGTCTGGTAATGAGTTCTTTATTCAAAATACCGATGATGCGATTGAGTCTTATATCAACAACAATCTGTTGATGGTAAGAGACACTGATGGTGAAATTATTGATCTGACGACAGGCACAGTTGATGCACTAGATGCTTCTGCTCAAATTCTCAGTTTTACTGCTCTAGAAGACAGTGGTAGTTCTGTATTCACTGATACCGTTACCATATATGCTACGGTTGAAGTAAACCTCGCGGCACCTCTTGTCAAAACTCTTAACAGAGCGAGATATGTTGCGTTTGACCTGTCTCATAAAATTCTTGCTTCTGCAGTAGATGTTTCCACTGAAACATTTACATATACTGCTCACGGATATTCTTCTGGTGATGCTGTAGTATATTACAATGGTGGCGGTACAAGTGTTGCAGGATTGACAAGTGGAACTACATATTACGTAATTTCTGCTGGATTAACTGCTAATGCCTTTAGAGTATCAGCATCATCAGGCGGTAGTGCGGTTAATCTTACAGGAACAGGTAACGATCTTCAGTACTTCTTCAAGGTCGGTGGCGGAACGTCATTAAATCTTGGTGTTGCAGATATATTCTCTGTTGATGCTGTTTATAAGGCAGCAGTTGGAACTTCTTACTCAAATATCGTAACAACTGGCACGGATATTGCTTCACAATATACTTTAGATAATGGTCAGCGTGATAATACGTACGAACTCGGTAAACTTACTGCAGTCAATGGGGCTGCTTCTCTCGCTGGATTCAATCTAGTTGCTAAGATTAGTTACTTCACTCATACGGAAACTGCATCTACTGCTGGTTACTTCGCAGTTGATTCGTATCCTGTTAACGACGCAGTTGTTGGTGGTGGTAATATCAAAACATACGAGATTCCGATCTACACATCGACTACAACTGGTGAGTCGTATGATCTTCGTGATACCCTCGACTTTAGAATAAGAATTACTGACTCGATTACTCCTGTTACCTTTGCGTCTATCGCTTCGGTTCCAGTAAATCCTGTAGTATCGACAACAGTTGATCCTGCTTCTTTTGGTCTCACTATTCCTAGACCCGAACAAGAAATCAATATCAATTACGAATATTATGTTGGTCGTAAAGATAAGATCGTATTGGATGACAATGGTGTGTTCTCTGCTGTAAGCGGAACTCCATCACTGACTCCAGTTGAACCGCTTACTCCTGAAAACGCAATGTGTATTGCCATTGTTACAATCCCACCATTTCCATCTCTTGCTCCTAATGTTGCTAAGTCAACTGGACGCAATGAATATGGTGTAACTTTCCGCACTCTTGATAATCGTCGTTACACAATGCGTGATATCGGCGGAATTGCGCAACGTATTACTCGTTTGGAATACTACACTTCTCTGACTCTTCTCGAAAAGTCAACTGAATCACTGTTCATTCCTAGTGCAACAGACCCAACGCTAAATAGATTTAAGCATGGTATTCTGGTAGATGCGTTTACTGGTCACAACGTTGGCAATCCAAAAGATCTCAACTATAGTTGCTCTATTGACGCAATCAATCAAGAACTTCGTCCGTTCTTTAATATTGAGAATGTCGACCTGATTTTTGATTCGGTAAATTCTCTTGGTGTAAAGAAAACAGGTGATCTATTAACACTTCCATATAACTATACAGTTCTTACTCAGAATACATTTGCTTCTAAGTCAAGAAACTGTGTAGGCGATCTGCTGTTCTCTTTCATTGGTGACATGACTCTCGATCCTCCTGTTGATAACTGGACTGATACTGCACAAAGTCCCGATCTCGCTGTAAACTTCGACGGTAACTACGACAACTTTGCTGCGATGGCAAATTCTTGGGGGACTCAGTGGAATGATTGGCAGGATATCGTAACTGGTCGTTCTGTCTCCACTGACACAACCAGTACTGGTGGACAGACTCGCGTATCTGGTGATACGTTATTCCAAGATCAAATTCAGATTTCAACTACTACCACTACACAGCGCCAAACTCGCCAAGGTGTGACTATGACTGTCACACCCGAAACTATCACAAGAGATCTTGGTGATCGTGTAACAAATGCTTCTATCATTCCATATATGAGAAGCGTTACAATTACTGTTAAGTGCAAGAGACTGAAACCAGCGACTAGAATTTATCCATTCTTCGACGGTATTGATGTTACAGCACATTGTCGTCCACTATTAAGTGCTGCCCTTGCAGCATCACCAACCGATCCCGCAGAATATTCTCAATATGCTATCACAAATGGTACGGGTGATTATGGTGATTCGTTAATTACTGATGCGGACGGAGAACTTGCAATTCAGTTTAGAATTCCTGCTGGTACGTTTAGAACAGGAACTAAGAATTTCAGAGTTTGCGATGATCCGTTTAACAGATCTGCATTCGTCACAACCTCTGCGACAAATTCGTTCTCTGCCAATGGTCTCTCGCAAGTTGTCCAAGGAACTGTTGTTTCTACAAGAGAGGCAAATGTTGCGTTTAATACTGTAAGCGATTCTCGCTCTGTAACTGAAAGCAATACTACTGCAAATCGTATTGGTGAAAGAGCAGTCGGGGTTGTTCAGAATACCACGGTAAACAATACGTTTACTACAGTTAATAATACCACAAACGTTTCTAATACTACCAATAACACAACTGTTGTTAATGAAACCAATGTCATCAACACTGTGGTTAATGCCATTACGAATGTAAATGAAACTAATATTACCAATAATCCAGTTATTGTTATTGAGAGAGAAATTCCAGTTGTAGTACTTGTAACGCCACCTGAGGAACTACCACCACCGCCAACAGTTCCTGAGGACTCAGGTCCACCTTCAGAAGCAGTCTTTATTGAACCAGGTGACTTTGGCGATTTTGGGATCGACATGCTTGGAAATAATTGGGGCACTTCTCTGCGGGGAGGAGTCTTTTCCATGGGAGGAATGGATCCACTCGCACAAAGTTTCTTTGTCAATGGAATGCCATTCGGAACATTTGTAACTGGTCTGGACGTATACTTCAGAACTAAGGGAACTGCGCCAATCACCCTGCAACTTCGTGAGATGATTAATGGATTCCCGACAGAGAAGGTTCTTCCTTTCGGCGAAGTTACCAAAACTGCAGACGAGGTTGCCACTTCGACTGAGGATGCCGATGGTGTTGTGACATTCTCTGACACGAATTTTACATTCCCATCGCCTGTTTATCTACAGAATAATACGGAATACTGTTTCGTTCTTCTACCTGCTGGTAACGATCCTGGATATACTGCATGGGTTTCGGAAATCGGCGAAAATGAAGTAGGTACTTCTAAGAGAATTTCAGAGCAACCAAATGTTGGTATGTTGTTTACTTCAGCAAACAATCGCACTTGGAGCGAAAAGCAAGCAGAAGATATGAAGTTTACTTTGTATCGCGCAATCTTTGATACATCCGTTATCTCGACTGCTAAGTTCCAGAATTCTAACTATGACTATCTTGCGCTCTCGGATGTTATGTATCTTGCTGCTGATGATACTGTTTCGGCATCCAAGTTTGCTGCAGGCGAGAAGGTTTACGTAGAAGGATCTGAGTCAACTAAGTATGGTTATGTAAAGCAATACGATCCTCTGTATAATGTTCTGAAGATTGTCGTTCAAGAAGGCGCATTCGCTGCTGCTGATACAATCACCAACGGGACAATTTACACTACCGTCGCTGAAGTTGAAAATAAACTGATCAACTCTATCCAAACCAATATCGGTTATATGGACTTCACACCAACTACAGGCGTCTGGAGTTATGCTAAAACTGCAACTGGTGCTGCTGCTGGAGGAACTACGTTCGAACGTCTAACGTTTGGTGAAACAAATGACATCCCAACAGAAGCAGCGATTTATTCGAAGTCAAATGAGACTGCTGATCTTGATGGGGATAAGTCACTAAACATTCGTTTTGGTATGAAGACAATGACTGACACGGTTTCTCCTGTGATCGATCTTAGAAAGTGTTCGTTGATCTGTATTTCAAATTATATTAACGCTTATGAAGCTGCTGCCGCAATTGTAACTACTGCTGGTACGTTGACGGGTCTATCATATGCAACTACAACAGCAGGCATTCCTGGCACTCTTGCTGCTACTGTAGCAACAAGCGGAACTGCTGGTGAGTTTACTTGTGGTGCATCAACTCTAGCAGTTGGTAGTCGTGTTACAATTACTGGTACTCTTGCAGGTACAGGCGCTATTACTGGTTATACAACTGGAACAACATATAAGGTTTCTGCTGTGACTGGGTCATCACCGAACGTTACTGGATTTACTCTAACGACTACTGGTACAAGCGAAGAGAACAACGCTGGAACTGCAAGTTCTAAGTATATCTCGCGTCGGGTTAATCTAGAAAATAACGCAGAAGATTTGAAGGTCTATCTGAGCAATTATCTACCAACAGGAACCTCAGCGAAAGTATATGCTAAGTTGCAGAATCCGTCTGATTCTAGAAACTTTGACGATCTTGATTGGGTAGAACTAGAGACGAGCGTATCGCCACTAAGTTCTACTGCCGCTGCTGGATTCGTTGAGTATGAATATAAAATACCAAATGCAAATAAAGTTGGTAGCGTAGAAGATGGTGAATTTACATACACCTATTCGGGAGCGACTTATACCACATATAACACAATGGCGATTAAGATTGTTATGTTCTCTACAAATAGTTCTGTTGTTCCTAAGTTTAAGGAACTAAGAGCAATCGCGTTGCAGATATAATATGGCAAAATTTGCACTTGAAGATACTAATAAATACATTAGAGACGGAGACTCTAAAGCAATTGTCTCCAATGACAAAAATGCATTAGCAGCATACAATGCTCAGAGAGAAAGACTTCAGCAAATGAAGTCATATGGTACTGAGATTTGTATACTTAAAGACGAATTGACAGAAATTAAATCTATGTTAAAACAATTTCTTAACAATCATGAAGGTAGGAAAGCATGAGCACAATTACACTGAGGTCTGTCAAAGGCATACCTTTAACAAATAACGAGGTGGATACTAACTTTACCAACCTCAACGAAGACAAGTATCAATCTGGTAGTAGTCCATCTTTTGTTGATCTGACATTAACTGGTGCATTGACCACATCGGTGGATGCTACGGTTACTGCTGCAGGAACTACACAGGGTGGTGCGACTGCACTTACAAAGGCAGTCAGCATTGTTACCACAGCAACAGCAGATCAAGGAGTTAAACTCCCAACTGCTGTTGTTGGTCTTTCTGCTACTATTGTCAATACCACTGCAGTTAATATCAAAATTTATCCAAACACTTCTGATGTTATTGACGGAGGAACTGCGAACGTTGCTGTTAATCTAGCACCGTATAGTTCTGTTCAGTTAGTTGCGCAGGATGCGATAGATTGGTTTCGTATTACCAATCTTATTGTTTACGACACAAGTGGTAACAGGTTAAACTAAAATGAACCCTCTAAAGGTCAAAGCATCTACGACGCCAATAACGTCTGCTGTGTTCAGCGGATTGCAACCTTTGACCAATGCAGAGGTCCAGAACTATATTGCTAATGTTATCACAACCAAGTTTGCTACAGACACAACTGGATCTGGCACTGCTGAGATAAACATTACGACAGATAATTCTGGTTTGGGAACTTCTATCGGAACCTTTAGTGACACTGATAGAACCGAAGCAACAGGGACGCATCCTGCTACTGGTTCAGTTGATACTGTAACATATTACGCAAAGCAAGTAACCACTGCTGTTGCCGAAAATGTTACTGCTCGTCCTGTTGCTTGGTCTGATGGTGTTCACCAGATGTCCGATTCTGATCTTGATGACGTGTTAGATACTGTTATCTCAGCGTTTGTTGCCGAATCTACATACACTGCTGGTCAATATAAATTACAAGCAACTGCCCCGTCAGGCGGAACTTGGCAAGCAAGATACACAATTACTGATGTCGCGAACGGCGGAAATACCACAACCTACCTGTGGCAAAAAACTGCGGCTTCCTCATCTCCTAGTGATTTTCTTGCGCCTCTGAAAAGTAATAATGCAAACTCAGTAAAGATTATGACTGCTGCTGAAATCGAGCAATTGGTTCCGAATTTCCGCAATCGTATTATTGATACTAATGTGGGTACATATAAGTTACAGGCATCTGCTCCAGCAAGCGGAACATGGGTCGAACTTGGATCCTCTACTACTGATACCAGAGAAGAGATTTCTCCACTGAATTATGTGGGTAACTATGTAGGGAATTATTCTGGAACATATGGTGGTCCATCATATACTGGGAATTTTAGTGGACCTGCATACACTCAAGCATTCTCTGATAACTACGTTGGAACTGCAACATATACTGGTAATTATGGTGGTACTAGTAACTTCAGTGGTAACTTCAGCAGTAATTTTACTGGTCCGTCATATAGTTCGCCATATACTGGAACAACCTATAGTACCTCTGGTAATTATACTGGATTCTTTTCCTCGACGGTAGCATATACTGGTTTTTATTCTGGGCCTCCGCAATCATATACTGGGTATTTTTCTGGTTCTGTAGCATACACAGGATACTATTCATCGGGTGGGTCATGGGCACCTGGAGGTCCATCATACTCAAATCCAGCAGGTCCATCATACTCAAATCCAGCAGGACCATCATACTCTACACCAGCAGGTCCATCAACTCCAGGAGCAACTTATACTGGGTTCTACTCAGGAACTCAAGCATATACTGGAACTTATGCTAGTGGTGTTGAACCAGATACTTTTGAATATTACAGCGGAACCTATGCGGGAATTATTCCAGGCGGAGGAACCTATATTGGAACTTTCCAAGGTGCTCCTGTACCATCATCATATACTGGATACTATGAGACGCCTATAGCTCCTCTTGAACCTGGAGAAGCTTACACAGGATTTTATACGGGAGCTCCAGGTCCAGCGTTTTATTCTGGTTTCTTTAGTGGTGGACCGCCAACACCTTCAAACTTTACAGGTGGTTATCTAGGTCCAGCTTCTGCTGGTGGATTTTTCGAAGGTTACTATTCTGGTCCAGCATCCTTTGCAGGAAACTTTGAGGGTGCACCAACTCCTGGAAATCCAGCAGGACCATCATACTCTAACCCAGCAGGTCCATCATACTCAAATCCAGCAGGTCCATCATATTCTACTCCAGCGGTGTTTTTCGCTGGAACTGCATATACTGGATACTATACTGGTCCAGGACCAGCATACTCAGGATTTTTCAGCGGTCCAGGAATAGCGTATACTGGGTACTACAGTGGTCCAGGTCCAGCGTACTCAGGATTTTTCAGCGGACCTGCAGGAACCCCATATTCTGCAACCTTTACTGGAACAGCATACTCTGGAACCTATACTGGAACCTTCACTGGTAACTTCTCGGGTGTTGCACCATCTTATAGTGGCAACTACAGCGGTAACTTTAGCAGCAACTTCAGCAGCAATTTCACTGGACCTCCATATAGTGCAGCATATACTGGAACAACATATAGTGCAGGTGCCTCCAATTATACGGGTGGAACATACACAGGTCCAGGAAATCCAGGAACAAATTATTCTGGTACTTACATTGGTGCTCCATATTATAACACACCAACAGGTCCATCATACTCGAATCCTGCTGGACCATCATACTCAACTCCAGCAGGTCCATCGTATTCTGGGTCGGTTGCATATACTGGATACTATAACGGACCTGCGTATTATACAGGACCAGGAGGTCCAGCATATACGGGATATTTCGAGGCAGCATCATATACTGGGTACTATAATGGTGCAGGACCATCATACACGGGCGCTATATATACTGGTTTCGGTGGAAATTTTGCTGCTGGTAATGAACCAGGAGGTTCGTTTGCCAATTTCTATAGTGGTCCAGGAATAACGTATACTGGTTATTACCAAGCAGGAACATTTGAACCCTTTTCACCAGAAACAGGTCCAATATTCGTCCCCACATATTACTCAGGGTATTTCACTGGTACAACTACTTATACTGGTACTGCGGCATATACTGGATACTATAGTGGTCCAGGTCCATCATACTCAAATCCAGCAGGTCCATCATACTCAAATCCAGCAGGTCCATCATACTCGCAGCCGGCAATGTCTTCTGGGACGCCGTATTCAGGAAATTATGCTGGACCTCCAGGTCCAGGAACTTCATATACTGGATTTTTCAGCGGACCTGCAGGAACCCCATATTCTGCAACCTTTACTGGAACAGCATACTCTGAATCGTATACTGGTAACTTTGCTGGTAACTTTGGAGGTAACTTTACTGGACCTTCATATAGCACTGGTTCTTTCTCAGGCAACTATATCGGACCTGCTACATATACTGGCAACTATACTGGTAACTTCAGCAGTGTCTATACGAATATATATGGAGGTAACTTCACTGGTAACTACTCGGGTACATATTCGGGAACGTATTCTGGAGCAACTATTATTTCCTCAAAAGAAACTGTATCAACGATTAAACTGTGGATTAGGACGGCATAAACATGGTTCTTAGAATTAAATCATCTGCGACACCTGTTTCCTCTGCTAATTTGCAGGGGTTGCAGGCAATGACAACCGACGAAATTAAAAATTACGTCGCTAACATCTTAACAGTTTCTTTCGGTGCAAATGCCGACGGTACAGGTACAGGTGAAATCAATATCACCACAAATGACTCTGGAACTGGTACTTCTATTGGAACCTTTGTTGATACCGATCTTCAAGATGCAATAGGAACCCATCCTTCTGCTGGTGCGTTTGATACTGTTACGTTTACTGCCAAGCAGGTTACTGCGGCGGCTGCTGAAAGTATTACAAATAAAGTAGTTAAATATTCTTCTGGTACCATCAAAGAAATGACGGATGCAGAACTCAAAACCGAACTATTTGACTATGCTCTTACTGCTATGACTGCAGAATCTGCATATACTGCTGGTCAATATAAGTTGCAAGCAACTGCTCCGTCAGGTGGTACATGGGTTTCTCGTTATACGCTTACTGATATTGCTAACGGTGGTAACACTCTTACTTACCTTTGGCAGAAAACTGCTGCAACCAGCAGTCCAGACACAAGTCTCAAACCACTTAAACTGATCAATACCAAAGATGTTAAGGAAATGTCTTCTGCCGAAATTCTGCAGATGCTGCCGAATTTCCGCAATAGAATTATTGAGTCGGGTGTGGGAACATATAAGATCCAAGCAACAACTCCAGTAGCAACTGGTACATGGGTTCAACTCGGAAATTCTGCGACAGATACAAGAGAACAAGTTACTCCAGCAAACTATGCAGGTGGTTATTCTGGAAACTTTACTGGTAACTACGCAGGTGGTTATGTAGGTCCAGCACCATATTCTGGAACGTACACTGGCAACTTCACTGGTAACTATACAGGTAACTACGTAGGTACTGCTCCATATTCTGGCACCTACTCGCGTGGATTCTCGGGTAACTATGTTGGCAATTTCGCAGGTACTGCTCCATATTCTGGAACATATTCTCGAGGGTTTACTGGTAACTATGCTGTTTTCTATGGTGGTTTCGCTGGCACGGCATATTCTGGTACATACACTGGTAACTTCACTGGTAACTACGTGGGTCCAGCGACGTATTCTGGAACCTATACTGGAAATTATACAGGGTTCTTCACAGGCAACTACATAGGTCCAGCGACTTATACTGGTTTCTATTCTGGCACATATGCAGGTAACTTTACAGGCAACTACGTAGGAACAGCGACTTATACAGGAAACTATAGTGGGACTTATACTGGTAACTTCACAGGCAACTATTCTGGTGCGACTGTTCAGGCGACAAAAGATACTATCTCGACCGTATATTTGTGGGTAAGAACTGTATAAATCTATTGACTTATGTGCAAGTTTTATATATACTAGCACTATGAATATTATTTCTAATGGAGAATTGAATTGATTAATACCACCTCACCTGTAGTCTCACGCAAAATCGAAAACCCTTATTGGGCGAATAAGGAAAAGCAGCATATTATTGCTGAGTTTTTCTATCCTGATACCAATAAGCGTGTTACTGCATCTATCATGAACGATGGTAGCAATCGTGACTACGATGAAGTGATGCGTCTCTTTAGTATTGGGCAGATCGATGCCAATACTGATCGACGCATGGAAGATCGCAACCAACAAATCAAACAAAATCTTGAACGCCAGAAGGTTGACAAGACCCGTATGCAGCAAGAACAGTTGTTCGCTGCTAAGTTGGATGCCTTCGAAATCGATGTAGTTAAGAACTCTAAGAATCGCGATCTAAAGTCTAAAATTCGCAAGTCCAAGACTTTCATGGAAGTCACTGCATATACAGTAATGTTACTGATGCAGGAAGAAGCGAATGCCGAATAATGGATTCTTATATGTTGCCACTCGCCGCAAAGGTTATTACAGGGCAGCAAGAAACTCCGCGATCTCATTAAAAGATTATTATCCTGATGCGCATATCACATTCTTCACACACGAAGAATGGGTGCAACCAGATGACTACGAGATCTTCGACAACGTAGTAACCGAGAATGTTCCTCGTGACAAACGTGCCAAATTGTGGGCACTAGATCAAACTCCCTACGATCTAACAGTTTATATGGACTGTGATACTGAAGTTGAACATGAAGACATTCAAAAGATCTTCGATCAGATTCCTGATGATGTGGATATCTTATTCACTGCCAATCGTCCATATAATGCAGCACTAACAAAGTTGTCTGAAACTGAAGAGTTGACGGAACATTGTGGCATTTTTGTATATCGCAATAATCCCCAGACCCTAAAGTTAATGCGTGCATGGTACGATGAATACTGGGCGCAAAATGAACCTGACTGGGATCGTAAACATTATCCTGTTGGTGCATTAGAATGGGATACGTTTACAATGTGGAGATTATTGAATCTGTTTGATTTTGGTGTCAAGACTGCCAGATTCCCAGATCCAGACGCAAGATGGAACTTTGTTTCTGGATACAAAGAAGAAGAACTACAAGGACAACCGAGAGTCATCTATCATTATACAATACCACCCAGTTTGGTGGACTAAGGACTTCAAAATGATTCAATTTACCAGTTCCATCTCTAAAGATCTTACAGATATTCTAGATCCGTTTACTCAATGGTTCTTTGAGCAAAACGATCAACATCTTGTTCTCGGTCCACAAGACATGCAGGAAAAGCGTCGAGGTGGATTGAATGTGGATACTGCTACTGACGAACAATATTTAAATCATATTGTCGGCAAAGGCGAAAAGCACGTCGGATTTCCTGATGTTGCATGGTGCACCGATATGTCACAAGCGCATGGACAACCATGGTTTCCTCTAGAATATGGTAAGAGGCAACAAGAAACCAACTACGAGTTGATTAACTATCTTGGTGCAAGAAACAATGCTGTATTTACTTACTATCCTGAAGATGGGTTTATGGGTTGGCATACCAACTGGAATGCATCAGGGTATAATATTCTAATTACATATAACTCAGAAGAAAATGGTGGATACTTCCGTTACCTAGATCCAGTAACAAAAGAAATTGTTACTATGGTTGATCCAAAGGGATGGTCATGTAAGGTTGGACACTTTGGTGATCGTAGCGATCCAAACAAAATCGTATATCACTGTTGTGCTAATACTTCCAAGAGACTAACACTTGGATATGTTGTTCCGCATTTGGAAATCTGGCGATCTATGATTGAAGATATTACTGGCGAGGATGCTTCTCACTTTTCCTGAGTGCTTTTAACCTCACTATATTTTGTGAGTAGATCTTCTAGAATAGTCAACTGCTCATGCATTTTTTCAATATCATCTAACAACTTAGGAACTGCAATTCTTGCTCGCTCGAGGATTGCAGTTTCATAGTTTTTAATTCCAACATTAGTAGCAGACTTAATTCGACGGTTTCTAAATAATGTTTTAATTTTACTAATTAACGATGGAATTTTTGGTGTCATGTTTAATTGAACCATGTGTTGATTGCTGCGCTGTTCAGTTGCCTGTTGTCGCGCCTTTACAATTTGCTCTTCTTTTGTTTTTGCTGCTGCTTCATTTTCGCGCACAAGTTTTTCATTTGCTGCTCTAAGAAGATCTAATTCTTCAATCAATTTTGGATCTGTGACATGCACAGTTTCTACAATTGTTTCGACTACAGTTTCAATTACGACAGGTGGATTTTCAATAATCTCTTTTGCTTTAGCAATTGTTTCCGCTGCTACTTTCGTTTCTTCTTCTGCGAAAAGTTTTTGTCTCTGTAAGTCTTCATATTTTTCTTGTGCGATTTTTTCCCTGTCAAGTTCCTCTTGGGAGGGTTCAATGTTTTCTATCTCTAAAACTTCTTCTTGTAGATTACCATCTGTCCAAGATACAATTTCTTCTTCCAACTCAATTTCTATTACAGGAGCGACCAGTGGTTCTGGAATATAATCTTGTGGTGGTGGTGCAACTACTCTTGCTCTGCCCATATCAATTTACTCCTAATTCTATCATGCATTGATTATCATACAATCTGCTGAATTTTAATTTTCGCTCATAACAAAAATCTGTAACTGCTGCTCTAACTCCAGGATGCATATGATTTTGTTTTGAAAAATCATCCAAGAAAATTATACCATTTTCTTTAACAACAGCAAGACTGGCGATCAAATCTGCCATGACACCCTCATAACTGTGGTCACCATCAATATAGATCCAATCTAATTTCTCACCAGTATATGCTGCGAACCAGTCACTTGACTTCATACGGTGGATCGTAACAGGCAATTCTGCGAATTCTTTACAAATGCTTTCATATAGTTTGTCGTAAAATGCTTGGAAGTCTGCGGGATTATTAGATCCGACGATCTCAGAGTATCTTTGTAGAATTCCTTCGTATCCCAAGTTCAACCAATCGGTAGTATTTTCATAAACAGAAATATCCCACGGATCAATCATGTGGAGATGTTTTGCCTTTGTTAACAAAACTTGTGACGATCTTCCTCGCCAAACTCCAATTTCTGCACCAAGAGAATTCTCTGGAATCCATTGAGCAGCCAATTTGACGATATCTGTATTTTTACCGAACATCATTTACTTGGTTCCAATTACCATGAAACGATCAAATTCTGTTTTACCATCCCAACTGTAGTATGACTGCTGGATCGTTCCGCTGAATTCTACATTTGTGACGCCGACATTTTCGATATGCTCTTCAATTGTTGGAACACAATTAATACCATACATTTCTTTGAAAACATTTGATGACTGGCAAGCAAAGATACAATCCTTGTTTGCTGTTGTCATTTTCTTTAGAGGATACATTGCCTCGCATCCAATAGAAATTACTACATCTGTTTCTAACGCATTAATATCATGATATGCAAAGGGAACATCCCAATTGATATGATTGAGTTCAATTCTTTTCTCGTTATTATAGTAACGATTGAAAACCTTTGATAGTTCTAAGGCATCGTTATCAACATCGATCAGATTTATTTTCTTGACGGGTAGATTCTCACAAAGAAGTGGAACAAGGGGGAATCCCAACCAAGAATTTAGAATCGTTAGATTCAACTGTTCGGTTGAATCAATACATTTCTGTAGTTCTTCTACCATCCATATAGCAGCATCCATAGTATTTGGATTCATGGACTTACGGAAATCGTCATGTTTATACGGCATTTCGTGAGCGATCTTATCTAATCCATCACCCCAGTTTCGGTAATTATTTAAGTAATTATAATTTAACATCTTGTGGTCTTTCCATTGAATCATATAAACAAATAAGTGGTTCTTCTCGGTGTACTCGTTCCCTCACATCAATCGGCCACATATATCCGTAGTTATAACTATACACCCAACCATCTGGGAAAAAATTAATTTTTAGTAGTTGTTCTCTTTTGTGACCGAATAGATTATCAAGGCCGCGATAATGAAAAAACATTTGATCAGGATAATCTGTCACAAACTTGGTAATCTTATCAACATCTAATCTATCATTCCATCTCAACACACTAGAATTTAGATCCGTATATGCCCGAGGAATGTTGTGTGTATCTCGTTTCATTCTTTCCATATTATGCCAATGAGTGCGAACAAATGATAATCCCTCTCCTGGATCGTGGTCTACAATGCAATCGATATTGTTTTGAATGCCGATATCCAGATCGAGAAAAAGTTTTTGTCCATAATGATTTACAACCCTTCGATCAAACAAGTATAGTTTGTTCCACCACTTCTCATAGTAGTTGTCTTCAGGAAATGGAATTACAATGACATCGGTATGCAATCCAATCGGGTGTTCAGTCAAACAATAAAAATTAAAATCAGTTGTTATGTGCTCTCTGCATTGTTCAAGAACACGATTGACATGTTCCGAATCATATTTGAAACCCCATTTAACTGTGTAAATATTAATCATCAAACGTTCCAATGCTGTAAAAGATCAGGATCGACGAGCGATTCCTGCTTCACTTTGCCTCTGCGGTTATCTTGGAACGGTAGTAAGTCCACATTAAACACGCAAAGGATACAATCCTTTCTATATATTCCGACTCCTAGATCTTCTGAATCCCAATCACGACCTCTATTGTATGAGTATGCAAATGTGTTTGGAAAATGTTTCCAAATCGGTGTGTTACTAAAATCGCCCCAGCGCCAACTGTGATAGTTGTCTGTTCCGTCGGTGAATGTAAACCAAATGCGTTCTTGGTGTTCTAGGACATCATGCCAGATACATTCCGTTTGATCATCTGACCACACCATGCAACTACCATTGGTATATGCACCATGTGCCAACATAAAGTTACGAGACTTCATAGGTCTTGGATCCTGCCACCAAGAGCGTAACTTGGTAGGATTCTCTAAGTCATAGGTAATGATGGGCGATAGATCATTTTGAATGATGACATCAAGGTCGAAAAAGACAAATCTTCCAGTGGGTTTATCGTCTGCGAAGTTATGTGTATTAAAGATGAACGTCTTTGGTCTGTCCCAACAACGTGCCATTCCGTATTTGAAATCCTCAGATCCGAACCAGTATTTCGGATGGATGTCGGGAATGTCTGGGAAATCGACAACTTTAATTTCTTCATCGAATCCATCACTATCGTCAGTATAGCAATAGAAGTGAAACTCAAATTCTTTTGGAGTATTTTTCTTCGTCATCCGATAAAGACGGTTTACAAACTCAGCGGAGTATTTGGTGCCCCATTTACAACAGACGTAATTGACTCTCATTCACAATTCCATAATCTAATAATTTTTTTATCTACGCAATCAGATAATTCGATTTGTTCTTTTGCCGAGGGGTGTGGCACATTATCAGTATTGAACAAACAGATCTTAGCATCTTTACGAAACTTAAATCGTTCTATGTCGTCGGGATAATGTTTACCACGATTCCACGAATAGATCCATCCGCCTGGAATATTTTTCCAGAAGTCTCTCTGTCTCCAGTAATGATAGTTATCGCTTCCTTTGAAGAAAGTTTTGAATACGGATTCAGAATTCTCGATAACATCTTCGTAGATATGTTCACATGATTTACCAGGCCATAACATCATACTGGAGTTGAAAAAAGTTCCGCGAATATCAATAAACAGTCTGTCATGTTTCTGTGATTGTGGTTGCCAACGACATTGAATGATTCGAGGTTTCTGCGCAAGTTCTAGAACTTCAGTAATATCTTCTTGGATTACAACATCAAGATCAAAATAACACCAGTTGCCTTCATATCCTAACCAGTTATGTGAATTGAATACAGTAAATTTTGCTCTGTCAAAACAGAAGGTTTCTTTACCGAACCAATATTTGGGATGTAAAATTCCATCATCAGGGATCGGTGTAGTATCACACTCAATCCCTTCTGCGTCATCAGTATAGCAGGTAAATGTAAACTCGTTTGCGTAGTTTCGTTTTACCATGTTATATAAATTGTTCACATATTTTGCGGGATACTTATCACCCCACTTAATACATACGAAGTTCATCATACTTTTTATCTGCTCCAGGAAACTGATCTAACCCATTTAACAATGCTAGTGTAAATTCTGGGCGATACACAAATGAATCATTATCGCCGCCATAATAATCTGCTCCATATACAAAGGAGTAAACATCACCTGATGGAAAGTAATTGAATCTAAAATCTTCATGCCATAAAAACCTATCATCTCCGAAATATTTTAACATAAAATACTCAGGGTTGGTGTTGAAGTGATCCCATATATGTTTAGCAGTTCCTTCTTTCCACATCATCACACTTGAGTTATAATTACTCAAGTAACGCATGTCATGGGTTTCGCCAACATAATCTGGAAATTCTTTGTTCTTCCAATAAGTATACACTATTGTTGGAACTTTGTCAAGGTATTTCCACAAATGATCAATATTTTTTTGAATACGAATATCCAGATCTAGGTAAAGAACGTCGCCCAAATCTTGACTGAACAACCAAACTTTATACCAGTGACCCTCGATGTCATCTGGTAGAGGACAAGAAATAATAATAGGATCAAGTCCAGTTGGATCATCTGTGAAGCATAAATAGTTATACTTACGCTCGGTCGCTTCAACGATTTTATTTACATCGTCAGCGGAATATTTTGTGCCGTATTTAAGTGTCACTATTGTTTGCATAACGTTCTCGATTTTATAAATAATATAGAATAATTTATAAGGGTTCTCCATGGCTGCAATTCAAAATCTATATATTGATCAAGGAACTACATATTCTTTGTCATTATTGGTCGATGACCAGAATGGCGATTCTAAGGATCTTACAGATTATATTGTTGCAGCACAGATGCGCAAGTCATATCACTCAACAACTGCTATAAATTTTACTGCAGAAATATCTTTGCCAGAGGACGGGGAAATTACTATTTCATTGACTGCTGTGCAAACATCAGCAATAAAAGCAGGGAGATATGTATACGATATTGAAATTACAAGCGATGAAGAAACTCTAAGAGTTTTAGAAGGAATTGTTGTAATTAATCCGGAGGTGACAAAATAATGGCAATAAAAGTTACCGTACCACTTTCAAATACTATAAATACAAGTATAGTAAGTAAAAGAACGCAAACTAAAATTGAAACACTCGCAGATGTAGATGTAGAAGGTATTCAAGATGGATACACATTAATCTATAATACTGTTACTAATAAATGGGAAGCAGTAGATCCTGCTACTAATGTGAATTTGGGAATAATAGACGGCGGAACATTTTAACCACTAACCCAACAAGTAATCAAACAAGGAAACTGACAATATGTCTACAATTATTCAAATTAAAAGAAGTTCAGGTGCAACTGCTCCAGCAACGTCCGCCCTCCTAGAAGGTGAAATGGCATATGCACAAGACGCCAGCAACAACGGCGCAAGTGCAAAACTTTACATCGAATCAGTGGAAGGTGGTTCTGCCGCAATTCATGCTGTTGGTGGTAAGTATTTCACAGACAAGGTTGATGCTCGTCTTATCGACGCAACATCATCAGTTGGTGGTAAAGCAACCTTTGCTGAAGGAACAGATAACGGTTCCAACAAAGTAACTCTAAAGGCACCAGATACTCTTGCCGCTGATCTTACTCTGATCCTTCCAACCGCAGACGGTACAAACGGTCAGATCCTTACAACAAACGGTTCAGGTCAACTCGCATTCTCTGCACCTGCTTCGTCTTCATTCACAATCAGCGACAACCAAGGAGTTCCTAATACTGATTCCTTCTCGACTGGTGGAACTCTGACTTTTGCTGGTACTGCTGGTATCAAAACAACTATTACAGACAATTCAGTTGGTATCGTTGCTGATATTACTGGTGCAACTGCTCTGACATCACTTGCTGATGCAGACGAATTCCTTGTTTATGATGCTTCGGCAACTGCAAACAAGAAGATTACTGCTGAAGATATTGGCGATTACATCTATGCTGCCGTTTCTGGCGACATTACAATCAGTGAATCAGGTGTTGCCTCAATTGCTGCCAACTCGGTTGCTCTTGGAACCGACACAACTGGTAACTATGTTGCTACTGTTGCTGGAACTGCAAACCAAGTTGCTATCACAGGTTCAGGTTCTGAAGATGCTGGCGTAACTGTTGCTCTTACAGACAACGTTGTTCTTGTTGGCGACCTAACAGTTGGCGGTAACGACATTAAGGCAAATGGCGGAACAACTTCTATCACTCTTTCGGGTGCAGATGTTGCTGTTGCTGGTGACCTGACAGTTACTGGAAATGACATTAAGTCATCTACTGCTACTGCTCTAACACTTGATGCTGCAAACGTTGCTGTTGCTGGCGATCTTACCGTAACTGGTAACGACATTAAGTCATCTTCTGCTACTGCTCTGACACTTTCGGGTGCAGACGTTGCTGTTGCTGGTGATCTAACAGTTACTGGAAACGACATTAAGTCATCGGGTGGAACAACTGCTCTTACACTTTCAGGTGCTAACGTAACAGTTGCTGGTAACCTTACAGTTTCGGGAACAACAACTACTGTTAACTCGACAACTCTAACTGTTACCGATCCACTCGTGTTTGTTGGTAACGACAATAACGCAACTGACGCAGTTGACATCGGTCTGTTCGGTATGTATGATACCAGCGGTTCACTAGACCTCTTCTCAGGTCTCTTCCGCGATGCTTCGGACGGTAAGTGGAGACTCTTTAAGGATTCACAAGTTGCTCCAACAACAACTGTTAACACAGCGGCAACTGGTTATACCATTGCTACTCTTGTTGCTAACCTCGAAGGCGGAACTATTTCGTCGCTTGCTTCAGCAATTACAGTTCCAAACGGTGGTACTGGTGCCGCAACGTTTACTGCTAACGGTGTTATGTTCGGTAATGGTACTGATGCGCTCGGTGTTACTGCTGCTGGAACTGCTGGTCAAGCACTTCTATCTGGTGGTTCAGGTGCTGCTCCTTCGTTCGGTAATATCGACGGTGGAACTTACTAATAAATAAATGAAATGGGGGGAGGGATTTTCTTCCCCCCAATCTTTTCGTGGAGAATATTATGGATCAAACTAAATTTATCAATTCGTATATTGCTAATCTAGCAGAACGACTGAAAGCATTAACATTGGATAATATTATGTTAAGCACACAACTTACACTGGCAAATGAAACTAATGTAGGAATGACGCAGAGAATTGAAATTCTAGAGCACGAAGCAAATCAACCAAAACCAAATGGTAATTATGTTGGTTTGGAAGGTAATTTAGAGTTTGGGACATCTGAAGAATATTCTATCGCAGAAAACGAGGATGTAGATGACAGCAGCAGCAACAATAGTACAAATAAAAAGAAGTGAGACTGCTAGTGCAGTTCCTACTTCAGGACAACTTGCAATTGGCGAACTCGCAGTCAATCTGACTGATAAAAAGATATTTTCTAAGAAAACTGATGGGACTATTGTTTCTATCGGTGGTGTTGGAGTTGATGGTGGCGCTGGAACTACTTCGGTAGGCACAATTGCATTTTCTGATACTGCATTCAGCGACTTCGATGTAGACACAACCACAACTCCTGGAACAGCAATTGTTCGCCTCAATCAGATAACCGATCTTGACTACGGACTAATTACCGATGAAGTAGCAGCATATAATGCAGTTGATTACGGGAGTATCGCATAATGGCAGCAAGAGTCAAACTGAGAAGAGGTACTTCTACTCAACACAATACCTTTACTGGTGCCGTAGCTGAAATTACCGTAGACACTACAAACAATTCGATTAGAGTGCACGATGGTGCCACTGCTGGTGGTCATCAATTGTTGAAAACCACTCTAGCAAACATAGCAGATGGTGCCATTCTTGATGGTGGAACATATACTACCTAAATAGGGTGGACTAGGAGATAAAGATGGCAACGATTTTACAACTTAGAAGAGGGACTACCGTTCAGCACTCTACCTTTACAGGTGCGGAGGGTGAAGTTACCGTCAATACAACAAAAGATACAGTAGTTGTTCATGATGGTGCGACTGCAGGTGGATTCGAACTTGTATCTATAGCAGCAACTCAGACTTTAACTAATAAAACATTAACAAGTCCAACACTAACAACTCCAGTTCTCGGAACTCCAAGTTCTGGTACACTAACGAGTTGCACAGGTCTACCAATTTCTACTGGTGTTTCTGGTCTTGGCACTAATGTCGCCGCATTCTTGGCAACACCTTCTAGTGCAAACCTTGCATCCGCTCTCACTGACGAAAGTGGTAGTAATACGGTTGCGTTTACTACAAGTCCAACGTTTGTAACGCCAACTCTTGGTGTGGCAAGTGCTACTACAGTTAACAAAGTAACATTTACCGCTCCTGCAACTGGGTCAACGTTAACTGTTGCCGATGGCAAAACACTAACAGCAAGTAATACACTAACGCTCACTGGTACTGATGCTTCTTCTGTTGCGTTTGGTACTGGTGGTACAGTTGCTTATACTGCAGATAAACTAAGTGCTTTCGCTGCGACTTCTTCTTCAGAACTCGCTGGCGTAATTAGCGATGAAACTGGATCTGGCGCATTGGTATTTGGTACCAGTCCTGCAATTACAACATCATTAACTACCCCAAGCACAACCTTTGCACTAGTTAATACTACAGCGACTACAGTAAACTTTGCTGGTGCGGCAACTACTCTTTCTATCGGTGCGGCCACTGGCACAACTACTGTTAATAATGCTCTAACTGTTGCTGGCGATCTCACGGTTTCTGGAACCACCACTACTGTTAATACCGAAACAATCAATCTTGCTGATAATGTTATTACTTTAAATAGTAATGAAGCAGGAACTCCTTCACAAAATGCTGGTATCGAAGTAGAACGTGGTACTTCCACTAACGTTGCTCTTCAATGGAATGAAACTACCGATGTTTGGGAATATACAGTAGACGGAACTAACTACATTCCAGTTGTTGGCACTACCGCAACCCAGACTCTAACCAATAAAACATTAACGACACCAGCACTGAATGGTGCGGTTGTAGATAATAATAATGCAGTTTCCGCTGCTGGTGCCAATCAGGGTGCTGCTACTGCATTGACAGTTGATTACAACGTAGTTACTACAGTTGCTGCATCTACTGGAGTTAAACTCCCAACCGCGACCGCTGGACGTAGAATTGTTATCGTAAACAAGGGAGCAAATACTCTCTCAATCTATCCAGCAACAGGTGCCGCAATCGACGCATTAGCAGCAAACGCAGCAATTCAGGTTGCAGCAAATGGTTCAATTGAATTGATGGCATCATCAACGACACAGTGGTATTCTCTCGCTCGTGTTGCAATTTATGATTCTTCGGGGACTTTGCTTAACTAATGTCAACAATTATGCAACTTAAAAGAAGTGAGACTGCTAGTGCGGTTCCCACTGCAGGTCAAATTGCAGTCGGAGAACTTGCAGTAAATTTAGCAGACGGAACACTATACTCAAAAAAAACCGACGGAAGTATTATCGAAGTTGGTGGATACAATCCAGAATTTTTTACCATTCCAGGAACAATCGACTTAGGTGATATCGCTGGCGTAGATCCTTCAGTTTACGACATGGGTTCATTATAAATAGTCCCAAAGAGGACAACATATGGCAATTTCATCTAGACAAGGACTAATTGATTACTCTCTCCGTAGACTCGGATTCCCAGTAATCGAAATTAACGTAGACGAAGATCAGGTTTCTGATCGCGTTGATGATGCATTGCAGTATTTTCAAGAATACCATTTCGATGGTGTCGAAAGAACTTATCTGAAGCACCAAATTACAGGCAACAATCTCAAATTTAGCGGACTAAGTTCTCCCTCGTTTACTCTCGGCGAAAAACTCGTCGGCGAAACATCGGGTGCGTCTTGTTATTTGATTTCATTAGATGGTACGAATGCCACAGTTGGTGCGACAACAGGAGTATTCCTAGTAAGCGAACCTGTAACTGGAGAGACTTCAGGATTTACTCGTACGCTTGCATCTTCTCTTTTTTATACTGCTGGTGATTTAGATAACCAGTATATTCCCATTCCAGACGCAGTAATTGGCATCATCAAGTTGTTCAATTTCAATGCTCCTGGCGATGGTATGGAAAACCCAAACAACATGTTCAACTTGGTCTATCAGTTTAGACTCAATGACATGTATAATCTTCTGGCAGCAGACCTTATCTACTATGCACAAGTTAAAACAACTCTACAGATGTATGACCAGATTTTCCCTGGACAGCGTTCGATTAGATTTAATAGAAAAACAGATAAACTTTATATCGACGTAAACTGGAAAGAGACATTCCAAGTCGGTGATTACATTATCGTTGAGTGTTATCGCATTCTAGATCCAGCAGAATACACTAAAGTCTATAATGACATGTTCCTAAAGATGTATACCACTGCATTGATCAAGCGTCAATGGGGTGAGAACATGAAGAAGTTTGGAGGAATTCAACTTCCAGGTGGTGTTCTTCTGAACGGTCAACAAGTTTATGACGAAGCAGTCGACGAGATTAAACAAATCGAATCTGAAATGCAATTGAAGTCAGAACTTCCTGTCGATTTCTATACGGGATAAGAGATGCCAACGAATTTTTATTTTCAATCTGGCAATACATCGGGAACCACAAACGAACAACGTTTGGTGGAGGATCTTGTCATTGAAAGTCTGAAGATTTATGGACACGACGTTTACTATCTTCCAAGAACTATTGCTAACAAAGACCCAATTTTCGGCGAAGATCCGCTATCATACTTCAGTCAATTCTATCCTCTGGAAATGTATCTAGAGAACGTAGAAGGATTTGAAGGTGAAGGCGATCTGTTCACCAAGTTCGGATTTGAGTTTAGAGCATCAGCAACTTTCGTAGTTTCTAAGAGACGCTGGGAAGAATCTGTCGCAAACAACGCTGAAGATCTGCAACTGACAACAAGACCATCAGAAGGTGACATCCTTTATTTTCCAAAAACTAAGACGTTCTTTGAAATTAAGTATGTTGATTTTCTTAATCCGTTTTACCAACTCGGTAAGATTAACATATTCAAACTGAAGTGTGAAGTCTTTGAATACAGTTCTGAAAGATTTACTACTGGGAATGCAGAAATCGATGCTATCGATGATAAGTCAGAAGATCAATATGCATACCAGTTCTTACTTGAGGGTGGCGATGATCTATTGCTAAACTCTGGTGATTCTCTAATCTTGGCAGGATATTCGGTAACCGAAATTGACCCGCTGGCGAACAATGAAGACTTTGACAATCTTGCATATGATGGAATTATAGACTTTACGTCTATCAATCCATTCGGCGAAGTGTTGGTGAGGAACTAATGTTCGCTGGTAAATTTTTCTATCACTCGCATATTCGTAAAGCGATTATTGCCTTTGGTACCATCTTCAACAACATAGTTGTGCAACGCAAAAACTCTGAGGGAGAATATGCACAAAGTCTGCGTGTTCCGCTGGCATACTCGACTAAACAAAAATTCCTTGCTCGTATTGCCTCAGTTCCTACTATCGATCCTGCAAGCATAGCAATTACACTACCAAGAATTGGGTTTGAAATCACTGGACTCAATTACAATCCAACTCGTAAGATTAACATACTGACAAAAAACATTGCAGTAGGCGCTGGCGACGATACAAATAAGTTACGCAGTCAGTTTACAAGCACTCCATATGATATGTCTATTTCTCTGTATATTTTTGCAAAGAATCAAGATGATGGTTTACAAATTATTGAGCAGATTCTACCATTCTTCAATCCAGACTTTTGTGTTACGATTAATGATGTTCCAGAGATGGGTATCAAACGCGACTTGCAAATAACGATGGAAGGAATTGATTATGAAGATCAATACGAAGGCGATTATGCTCAGAGGCAGTCAGTTATCTGGACTTTAAATTTCAAACTTGGATTGAATTTCTATGGACCAGTCGAACTGCAAGGTATCATTAGAACTGCTATTGCAAATACATACGCAAATGACATAGCAGATATTAATAACGGGCAAAGATATACAGTGACAACAACACCATCCGACGTAACACCAGAAATTGGTACGTGGGACTATGTGGAGACATTTGATGAGTTCTTCGAATAACTATGAAAAATTAGATGAGATTTTTGGGACTCAGTCTGCGCCAACATCTACCGCAGTAGTCATCCCACCTGCTCCACCAATTCAAGTTCCTGTTGCGTACATCCCCACGGGCGACGATATCGAAGACGATTATCAAGTTGCCCGTCAGAAACTTAATACTCTCATCGACAAAAGTCAACAAGCACTTGATGGAATGTTGGGTGTTGCTCTTGCCAGTGACAGTCCTCGTGCATATGAAGTTGTCGGTCAGTTGATTAAAACCACTGGTGACACTGCCAAGGATCTATTAGATCTTCAAGCAAAGAAAAAGAAACTGCGCGAAGAGCAACCATCAAAAGGTAATATTGAGACCCAAAATAATATTGTTTTTGCTGGGTCTACATCAGATCTATTAAAGGCATTGAAAGCAGAAAGAACAAAGATTATTGATCATGAGTGAAGAAGAATCCTCATACCACGGTAATATTAATTTAAAACCGATCGGGTACAAACATAGTTTTACGATTGAGCAGTTGGCAGAACTTGAGATGTGCCAAGAAGATCCAATTTATTTTATTGAGAACTATTGTCAAATCGTTACTCTTGACCACGGTCTTCAGTTATTTAAACTCTACGATTGTCAGAAGCGAAAAGTCGCCCACATTCTGGACAATCGTAAAGCGATTCTGATGGAAGGTCGCCAGCAGGGTAAAACCATTACATCCGCTGCATGCATTCTTTGGTATACACTATTTCAAGAATCCAAAACAGTTGCTATCATGGCCAACAAAACTGCTGCTGCGAGAGAAGTTATGTCTCGTTACCAAGGCATGTATGAAAACTTACCACTCTGGATGCAACAAGGTGTTAAGACTTGGAACAAGGGTGATATTGAATTAGAAAACGGATCGAAAATATTTACCTCAGCAACAACTACCAGCGGTATTCGTGGTAAGTCTGTTAACTGGTTGTATATCGATGAAGCAGCGATTATTCCAAACACGGTTGCTGAGCAATTCTTCGCTTCAGTTTATCCTACAATTTCTGCGGGTCAAACAACTAAGATTCTTCTGACCTCAACTCCAATGGGATATAATCACTTCTGGAAATTCTGGAATGAAGCAGAAAAGGGTGCAAATGGTTTTGTGCCAATGTTCATTCCATATACTGAAATTCCAGGACGTGATGATGCATGGGCAGAAGAACAACTAAGACTACTCGGTGAATTAAAATTCAATCAGGAAGTTATGTGTAACTTCCTCGGTTCGAGCAATACGCTTATTAATTCTAAGACTCTCGGCAATATGAGTTCTATTGATCCAGTCTATACTAAAGATGGATTGGATATTTTTGAAGAACCTATGCCTGAACGAACATATGCGATGACTGTTGATACTGCAAGAGGTATCGGCGGAGACTATTCAACAGCAGTCGTAATTGATGTTACATCTGTTCCATATAAGATGGTTGCCAAATACAGAGACAATAAGATTGCTCCACTCTTATTTCCCAATATTATAAATAAAGTAGCGAGAGATTATAATTCCGCACACGTATTGATTGAAGTAAATGATATTGGGCAGCAAGTCGCTGATATTTTACATAGCGACTTAGAATATGATAATATTCTTACAACTGCTCGAGATGCGAACAAACAATATCTGTCTCCAGGTTTTGGTAGAACGACTACCTTTGGTGTCAGAATGTCAAAGCAAGTTAAGAGACAGGGTTGTTTTACGTTTAAGTCGTTACTAGAAGAAATGAAGTTACAAATTTTTGATGCTGATACCATTAGCGAATTGTCAACGTTTATTGAAAAAGCAGGATCGTATCAAGCAGACGAAGGTTATCATGACGACTTAGCAATGTGCCTAGTACTGTTCGGATGGTTAACCACAAATACTTACTTTAAAGACTTAACCGATATAGATATTCGTGAAAAATTGTATGACACCCAAATGAGACAGATTGAAGAAGAACTTACTCCCTTCGGTATTATTGTTAATGGAAGAGAAGATGAAGTGTTTATTGCTGGGGGTGATTATTGGAAAGTCGATACGTCGTATCGATAAACACAAAATACACGAGTTATAAATAAAAGACAAGATGAAACTGATCATTTTAACACAAGGAGAATAAAACATGGCTTTTCAGTTATCGCCTGGAGTCCTAGTTACAGAACAAGACCTTACTAATGTTGTCCCAGCAGTTTCGACTTCTATTGGCGCATTCGTAGGTAATTTCAATTGGGGACCAGCGGAAGAAATCGTTACTATTACGTCCGAGAACGAACTCGTAAGTAGGTTCAGTGGTCCAACAGCAACTAACGCAGTAGATTTCTACTCTGCTGCAAACTTCCTCGCATATACTACTAACCTTAAACTCGTTCGTGCATGCGGATCGGCAGCAAGAAACGCTGTCGGATGCGGTCAAACTGCAGTCTATATTCCAAACGGAGATGTCTACGAAGACAGTTTCAGCGCTGGTGATCAGGGTATGGAATTCACTGCAAAGTATCCTGGAACAAAGGGCAACGGTCTAATTGTTTCAATCTGTGACCATTCTGGTTTTGATACATGGGATTACGCTGCAAGTTTCGCTGGTGCGCCAGGAACTTCTGACTATGCTGCTGCCAAGGGTGCAACGTTTGATGAAGTCCACGTAATTGTAGTCGATGGAGTCGGAGCGTTTACTGGAACTGTAGGAACAGTTCTTGAGAAGTTCGCCAATATGTCAATTGCTTCTGATGCAAAGGGCAGTGATGGTGGATCAATCTACTACAAGAACGTAGTTAATACACAATCAAAGTATGCTTGGTGGACAAAGCACCCAGCGAATAGCGGTGAAGACCTTGCTTG